AATAAATATCTCTCATAGTAACCAAACATTCAATAAGTTCTTTTTTCTTAAATGTATCATAGTTTATTTCAACATTTTCGGTTGTTACTAATTTATATAAATAATTCATTCTGACACCTCTTTTAATATATCTTCAACAATTTCTAAATAAGATAATAAACAACTTTTTGATAACATATTGTCATCTCGATTATTATTTAATATATTTCTTGTTTCTTTTGTTTCATTGAGTATTCTATCAATTACTTTTTTTTGCTTTTTGACTTGTTTAAGCAATTCTCCATAGTCAGGGACTTTTTTAAATGTATCTATTGCACTTCTTAAATCATTTACATCAATACTTCCATAAGCACTTATTGTTTTTCCATCCTTAGCATCAACAACCATAGTAGGTGCTGACCTTAAAAAGTTATCAAACATTACTTTATCAATTATTTCTTTATCCATTATTCTCATTTCTCCTAATACCAATCTCCACCATTTGCTTCATCAAGTCTTTTTTGAGTTGGTAAATAATAAGTTTCTATTTCCATATTTCCACCTTCAAACCATTCAAATCCTGTTGCTTTTAGTTCTAACCAAATTGTATCTTTATCAGTTTTTAAATTACCTCTTGTTAATACTTTAAAATCACAACCATCTTTTAATAAAGCATAGCATTCTCCTAATTTACATTGGGAATAATAACTATCTCTATCGTGCCATAAGTCAGTATTAACAAATGCTTGTTCACATATTTTAATTAAATCTTTTCTTGTATATTTCATATTATTCTTATTTCTCCTTTCTTTTATCTAATTCATATTGCAACTCTGTTATTTTTTTATCTACTAAATATGAATTATCATCATAATTATAAAAAATTTCGCCATTATCATAATCATAAAATTCATATTCTTCGCCATAAAAATCATGGTGTTTTTTTAAAAATTTAATTGTATTTTCTATATGTGAATTTTCCATATCACTTATTTTAATTTTTTTATGGTCTTTAGTTTCCCACCAATCTTTTTTGTAAGGATATTCCATAATTATTTCTCCTTTTATTAAAATTATAATAATTCAATTTCACCATCATCTATTTTACTATTTTCATATTCAATAGAATCTTTATAACATCGATCACAACATCTGAATTTTTCTCCTTTAAAATTAGTACAAAGAGGCAATTCAATATCGCCATCATTTACAATCACTATATCACCACAATTTTCACATATTCTAACAAAATCATTAATATATTCATCAAACGAATATAATTTTTTAAAGCTTTCTCTTTCATCAATATATTTTTGTAATATAATATTCATGTTCACCTTATTTAAATTTTCAATTGTCATTATCATTTCATCTCCTTACTTATATGACAATATTAATATACCATATTATAAGTTATTAGTCAATAAAAATAAAAAAAAAAGATTATTTTTTTAAAAATCTTTCTTTATAATCATTTTTTATTAATAATTTCCCCTTTTTTGATTTCATATTTGAAAATTCTTTTTCAAAATAACATAATAAATCATTAATATATTTTAAATTTTCAATATCAATTCTATTTTTTATTTTTTCATCAATCATTTCAGAGGTTATTCTCATGAATATCTCATAATCTTTTGATTCTATTAAATGCAGATAGGGGTGTGACGTAGATCTATTTAATATTGCACCATTCCAAATAGTCATTGGCCCGTTTTCTCTATTTGGTACTACAAGATGATGATAACTAACATCTTCTTTTTTTAAATAATAACCCATCATATCAATACGTTGTATATTCATTTCACGAATAATCAACTTAGAAATATTTTTCATACGTTCACCTACACTTATATTTATTATATCATATGTTATAATTATTCGCAAATCAACATTAATTACTAATTTTAAACCGGATAACACAATTACTATTTTGTCTTATTACTAGCTCTCTAGTTTCTAAACTTTTAACATAGTCTGTTATCCATTTCTTATATTGTTCTATATTGCCTTTATCTTCATATCCTAGCATTGAACCATTTACTAGGTTTGCTAGTCCTATTAAGTATTTTTCTTTCATAATTAACACCTCTATCTAATACCATAAGTATAATTTGGTTTAACCATTGCAACCATTTGTTCTTTTAAAACTTTATTCTCTAATTCCAACTTATCAATAACTTCTTTTTGCTTTTGATTTTCTTCTTTCCAATTAACCATTTCATTAAATAACTCTTTAAATACATCTTTTGGTATTAAATAATGGTCTGTGCCTTGTATATAATACTTGCTATAATCTTCTAATTTCATTTAATCATCACTCTCTACTTTCAACACTTCTAACATTTCATTATATTTTTCAAATAAATCTTCCAAATACATACCATAGTTATTAAATGCTGTCTTTTTTGTATAATAAAATTCTATTAATTTAAAGCATACTTCTTCTTTATTCATTACTATCACTTCCTTGTTCTAGTTCTTGTATTTTATTTAATATAGGTTCTATATCATCATTAAATGATAAACAATTCTCCCATTCATTTGAATTATATTTGCTAAAAGTTGATTGTCTTATTTTTATTAAATCTTCTTTTAACTCATTCCAATTATCCTTTAGTTGTTTGTTCTCTTGCTGTAATTGTTTAATATATTTGTATAATATTTTTTGGTCTTTATATGTAAATTCACTTGAATAATCATCATGTGGTTCTAAACTTGTCGTTTCTAGATAATTCAATATCATATCTAAATCAGTAATTTCTATATTCATTCTGACACCTCTTTTAATATATCAATTAATGTCTTACTTAAGTGTGCAGGAAGATAATAATCTTTTCTTAATTTTCCTTCTACAGTTCTTCCTATAACACATTCTTGTTTATTGTTTTCATAAAATGCTATTGCTTTATCAATCACTTCTTTTTGTTTTTTATTCTTGCTTTTTAATATTTGAATTTGTTTTTGCAAATCTCTTTTCATTTTTTCATATCCTAATATTCTTCTTCTCCAGTTATCAACCTTTCTTTCATATTTAGGATATAAATCATAATTTTTAGACATTATTTCACCTCGTTTAATATATCTAGCATATTCTTTAATATATATCTTAAAGTTGAATTGTCATTATGTTCTTTATCTGTTCCATAATAATTTATTATTTTACTGATTTTATCAATTAATTCTTTTTGCTTTTTACATCGTTGTTCTAGTACTTTAATTTCATTTATAAGTTTAGTTTCATTTTTTCTAACTTCTTCTATTGTTCTATTATCCATATTCTTATTTCTCCTATTTATTTTCAATATATTTCTTTAATTCTGGATCGTGTTCAGCCAAGGCTCTTAGACAATTTTGATAATTACTATACATAATTTTATATTTATGCCGCAAATCAAAATACATTACAGTCATTCCAAAACCAAATAATATTATACTTATCATTTCCATTATCTGTCCTTTCTATAAACTCTACATGATTTATCTTTATAAAATTCATTTAACGGTAATTCATAACATCTTTTATCATGTAATGCACCTAAAATACCAATAAATAAACCAAGTACGATAAGGAAGACACCAACATATAACAAGACAACTACCAATTTTAATTTATTATCCATGTTTATCACCATTTCTTACCTTTCCACAAACGTAATTTACAAAACATATCATATTCAAATTTATATTTTGCGTCTAAAACTTTTCCACAACAACGGCATGTGCCATATCGTTTTACATTTTCGGGATAATTATTATAACCACATTCGCATTTTACAAAATCAATTTTCTTTTTATCTTTTTTCATTTTTCTTCACCTCTGTCTCTACCAATTCCCAGTTTTCAGGATGTTTGAATTTTTTTAGCCAAATATTTGCTTGCTTTTTATCAAATTTAGTAGCATCTAACGGATCACATACGTAATGATGATAATTCAATGATTTATAAAATTTTAAAAATACTCGATTCATCTTGTGTTTCAATATGTATTTTTTCATCTTTCTTCACCTCATAACATTTTATTCTCTTTTCTAATTTTGCTATTTTTAAGTTTTGCTTATAAATTTTCTTTTCCAAATTTTTAGAATAATCTAACAGTATTGTATAATTTTTTTTCAAAGTAGTTATATCGTCTGCGATATAATTATTAATAACGACATTTTCATTATCTTCTATCAAATCGGGGAAAAAATCTTTGTAATTCATAACACTTCAATAATATAATCTTTTTCGTAATTCTTACAACCATACATATCTGTATAATAATCTTTATGTTCAGAAATACTACAATTATATCCTTTCTTTTTTAATTCTAGCAACAATAATTTTTCTCCAAATTTATCATATATCTTCGAGTCAATATAACAATTTCGATACTTTTTTAAATTTCTATAAACATAGTCATCTAATTTTATTTTCATTTTTATCTTCTCCTTACAATAACAATATATCATATTATTATATATTAGTCAATATATTTTAATAAATTTTATAATTATTTTAATATATTAGTCAAAATTCTTTCCTTTGCTATTTCATAATATTTTTCATAAATTCTAGTGACATTTGACAAAACATATCTAAACTATTTTCATTGTATAATGCAATCATTATCTCATCTCCTCTTTAATTTGCATATGACGATGCCATACCTTCTTTTATTTTAATATTCGACAAATTATAATAACCATTATTCTTCTTAATCTCCGTACCATATCTAGGTTTCAAATAATCTTCAATTTCCTTATTTTTAAGACCAATAGGTTTTATACCACTATCACGACACCATATCTGATAATTCGTCTTAAACGATTTAACAGACAGTCTTTCTGTAACCAATAAACTATTATCAATATCACAACATTCTTCAACGAACTCTAATAATGTATTATTAACAACAACATATCTATCAAGGCCCATTTTCATTTTATCACTTTCAACAAACTTAAATCTTCTTTTTCTAAGTTTCAATAAGCTTTCAATGCAAAGTGAAACAATATATTCTCCTTCTTTTAACATCTTATCAACTAAATAAGGATCTTGCTTATCCTTTTCAACAACATGATTGCAAGGGATAATCATAAATCTTTGATACACCGCCTCTTCTTTCTTACCACTAAATTTAGGAAAATCATTTGCCAAAAACCAAACTAAGCCATTAAAGATATATGAAAATGCCCCACGACCTTTAAATTCAATACTAATAGGATCTCCACCAACTAATTGCTTAAAAATACCCATATCACTAACTGTAGTGTATTGCATATCATTACTACCAACTAATCTCTTATTATATAATTCACTGGTACCAAAACGACTATCATTCATCTTACTAAGTTCAATACTACTTGTATATTTAACACCGATTAAATGTGTTAACAACTTTTTTATCTGCGTCTTCCCACAATCTTTAGGGCCAATCATTAAAATCGACTTTTTCGTAAGATAACCAGGTATATTCGACATAGCAAGACCCATTGCCTCCAACAAACATTCTCTCATTTCCAAGTCACCATCAACAAGCTCATTCAAATATTTTTCAAATACAAGTCCTTTTTCGCAATTTTCAAGAGGGATATAATTTATAGGAATCTGAATCGTAAACATTTTATCGGGTGTATGCTCACTAAGTGTCATTGTATCTAAATTTAAGATACCATTTTTAAAATTAATACAATTCGCATCACTATTCAAATAATCATTATCAACATAAAAACTATCATCCATAAGTAACAACTTATAAATTTCATCAATATCTTTCGACTTTTGAATGAGTTCAGGAATCCATTTTCTAATCATACCTTTAAACTCATTTTCAGTCACATTCTGATAATAACCATTCTTATACATATATAATGTTATATTACCCAAATTTGAATCCTTAACGAACTTAAAATGCTCACTTTCTTTTATAATCTGCACCAATTTAGGACAAACAACCTCAATATCATATCTATATTCAAATTCATTTTCATTTTTAATACTTATCGCACTCTTCGGTAATAAATATTGCAAGTTATTACTATTGATAAAAGGTATGCTATCAAGTGGCATCATTGTCTTTTCTAACTCAATCGGAATATTTTTCTGTTTACCCATATTTATTATTCTCCTTCTACCGTTTCAAAAAAATCATCAATCTCATATTCATTATTCAAGGTCTTAACTATTGCAAGTGCCAGCACTTTCTTACACTTTTTATGGCCATTGAATATATTATATAATGTTACTGGTGTATAATTAATCTGCCTACTCAACCATTCAACCGTTCTCCCATCCAACAAGTCAACATACTTATCTTTCTTAAACATGTACATTTTTGTATCGCCACCTTATCTTTCTAACGTAATTAAAATATATCATTTTTATTATTTGTTGTCAATGAGAATTTTATAAAAATATAAAAAAATTATATTTACAAAATGGCTGGCAACCACTTATATATTAAAAAATCGCCCTTTTTTATGCCCTTTTTTCCCTTAAATTTAAGATTTTTTCCCTTAATTGCCCTAAAAACTCCCTTAAATGTCCCTTAAGATTTGTTGAAAAATAAGGGAAAAATTGGTATTAAGGGATATTTTTATATAAAAATATTAATATTCTTACGTATGGAAAAATAAAAAATACATAATGTATATATGTATATGTGTATATATGGATTTTTACTCGCCCTTTTGTCCCTTTTTTGCCCTTAATGGCCTCCAAACCCTTATAAAATAAGGAAATCGTTAAGGGAGTTTTTTAAAATTTAAGGGAAAAAATGCCCATTTTAAGGGAGTTTTTGCTCTAAAAAGGGCGATTTAAGGGAGTTTTTTGAGTAATTTAAGGGCAATTTTTGATAATTTCTTGACTATTTGATTAAATTATGCTATAATTATTATAGTATTTTGAAAGAGAGTGATTTTTGATGCCTAGAAGAAGAATTAATGATGATAACAGAGATAATGTTACTAAATTTATGGAAATCACCAATAAAAGAGGGAATATAAGTAATAACAAAGTTAGTAAAGAATATATGAGTGATCCTAATGTTAAAGAATTTAATAAAGCTGTTAGAGAACATTGTGTAAAAAAAACTTTTCATCCTAATATGGCTTTTCAAAGTGTTGAAACATTACAGAAAGATTTAGAGGAATTCTTTGATTTATGTGATAGAACTAACACTGTTCCGACTATAGTAGCTATTGCTTTATATCTTGGAGTTAATAGAGATACAATCTACGCTCATGCCAATAATCCGAACTCTCCCGTTTCCGACGTTTTTAAAAATGTTATCTCATATTGTCATATGTCAATGGAAAATGGGGCTTTAGTTGGTAAGATAAATCCAGTCACATACATCTTCTTAGGAAAGAACTATTTTGGGTTACGAGATGATAAAAATATCACAGTTACCCCAACTTCTGATAATGCTCAAATAAGTAGTAAATCGACTATGGATGCAATTCAGAAACAATTGGAAGAAGAAACGATACCTAATGCCGACTATCAAGTAAAATAAAAACGACTATCGACTTTCAAAAAATTAAAACGACTATCGACTTTCATATTTGAAAAATGAAATTTTATAAATAAATACATAAATAGTATTATAAAATTTTTGAAAATTAGTATCACTTTATTAATTCGTTTTTGATATATAAACATATTTAAGCACATGTTTTAGGCGTTTATATATGAATTAATACAAATATACCAAGTCATATGAAAAAACCATGTATAAGGCTAAAAACAGGCTTTAAAAAGGTGTGTATATATTAGATACTTAATATTATATACGTTTATATTGTTATTTTTACGCATTCTAAGACGTTTTTAATAAAATATGTATTATATATTAAATGATAATAAAAAACGCCGTAACAGGCGTCAAATAAGCATCAAATAGGCTTTATAATCATATAATAATACAAAAAAAAGACATTTTACATGTCTTCTAATTCTTACTAGCGGCTGATATCACTATAACAAACGGTAAAAATAAAATTGTTATAAGTACCCAGAAAATACCCGATATAATGCTTTTATTATCGTTTTTTGCTTCTGTTTGATTCAATTGTCCCAGTTTTAGCGGTCTTGTGATTATGTATTCGTCAGGATTTTCTGGGAATATTTTATAATATGCTTTTAATTCTTGCATGTTTTCGGCCTCGTCTTCATATACAATATATGATTTTAGCGTTAACCCTCGCCATTCGTTGTGTAATTCAATTCTATTGTCTAAATTATAATAGAATTCTTTTAACTGTTCTAGTGATTTGAATTTTACCTCGTCAACAAGTTCATCGTTTCCTTTTGTCAATTCCATTTTAAAGTACATCAATAACACTTCCTTCATTGAAGTTTGTTATAGTTCTTTTAGTGGCTGTGTTTATTTCTTTTCTGTAAAATTTCCAATTGTACGGATCGGTTGTGTCTTGTATTACTATTTCCTCAAATACAGATATACCTTTTTTGTTTTCAACGTAGTGTAACTCAGTGTTTGCCAATAGTGTTATTGCATCGTTTAAATTTGTGAAAAATCGTTTTTCACTTGTTACAGTGTCAACGATTTCCATTTTTTTATTATAATAATTTACTTTTTTTGTATATTTTATTGGTTGAATTGATGTCATATTATTTAGCCTCACTTTTTTGACAATCTTGTAATAATTCAATATATATGTTACAAATTGACATCGCATAATCACTTTTATATATATCAAATAAGTAGTTTATATCGTCGTATATAAAATCATAATTTGCCACACCGATTTTATATATAGGATCATTAATATTAATTTTTACTAATTCATGAGCTTTATTCATATTAATATTTTTTCTTAGTTCGTTAATAGTTGTTATATATCGTTCTTTCATATTATTTAGCCTCGCTTTCTAATATTTCATTGAAATTATTTACATATTTACTATATGAATCATTAAAATCTTCTTTAAACTTGGTTAACCTGTTGTCAAATAGCCTAATATCTTCTTTAAAATCTTTTAGCTTGTAATAGTGTAGATAATTTACAGATAGCCCACTATTTAAATCAATAATATCAAAATCATTAAATTCGTTTTTATATATTCCAAATAAATTAGTTTTTGTTTTAAGTATATAGCCTTTTACTTTAATAGCTTGTTTTTTATTATTTTTCATGACTAGTGTATAAAATTCTTTTTTCATATTATTTTACCTCATTTCTTTTTATAATTTCATTTAGTTGTAATTCTGTTGTTATCAATGTATTAAAGCTTTTTTTATCGTCGTTTGTCTCTAAATTGTATTGAATATCATTGATTATTAAGTCTATTATGTTATGAGCTAATTTTAATTGCTCTAGCAATGTGAAATCATCTCTTATTTGAAAAGCTTCATTTAGTAATGTATCATCATTTATATATTGTTCTTTCATCTTATAACACCTCACTGACTTTATTAAATGGTATTGCGTATAATTTACTTATTTCATCCATTTTATTATATTGTTTGCTTGGTACTAATAAGCTGATATATGTATTATAGTCATTGTTTTTTCTACCCTCAATATAGTATCCATTGAATTCTTTGTTATATCCTGTTATTTTTAAAGTATAATCATTTACTTTTATAGTATCGTTTACTTTTAATTCTTCAAATTTTTTCATTTTCTTTTCCCTTTCGTCCGCTTTCGCGGTTGCTTTTTATACAAGAAGTATAACTTATTTTGTAATTTAATTATATCATATTATTATGTATTAGTCAATAGTTTTTTATTTTTTTTTAATATATTCCGTTTACCATTACTATTGTTGTATCATTACTACTTGTAGTACTTGTATTTTTTTCTATTTCTGTCATTCTTATTTGCCATATTATTGCAAATATTGTTATAAAACATAAGCAAGCACTAAACAATAATACATCTTTTACCCATGATCTTAATTTTAATTTTTTTACTTTTTTCATTTTGTCCTCCTTATTTATTACAATTATAATATACCATATTATAACTTATTAGTCAATAGTTTTTATAAAATTTTTTTATTTTCTTTTTAGGGGGGGGGTGGTATACAATAGTAGTTATATACATATTATATATTATTAGTTATATACATATTATATATTATTAGTGTATAGCATGCCTATATATTGTTATATATGTATATATTAGTGTTGTTGTTGGTGTTATGATAATGTGTTAGCTATTGTTATATATGTATAGTGTTGATGTGTGTTGTCTTTTTTTATTATTAATTATTTAATGATTGATCAATTGATTAATATTATTTAAAATATTTATATTATTTAAAACATTTATATTGGTTATTATGCCACTATATAACACTATCCCCCTCACCCCTAGAGGTCTAGACGTGCCCCCCTGGTTTTTTTAGGTCATCGAGTAAATTTTTTATAAAAAGACTATTGACTAATAACTTATAATATGTTACACTTAATTCAAGAAAAGGAGATGAGATAAAATGAATTATAAATCTTATGACAATTTGAAGGAAAAGTTATTATACAAAAGAATAACCTCTTTCACAGAAAATTCTTTAACACTAGAGGATGGGACTGTATTATCTATTGTAGAATCTGAACAAGATTGTTGTGCAAGTGCATACGGAACATTTAAAAACGTACAATTAGATGCTGTTATAACTGATGTTTCCAATCCAGAAATTGAGAATATACCAGATGAAGATACTACAATAAATACTGCAATTGTGACAATATACCATAATCAGAATCCAATTGCCATTGCTGATTGTTATTCTGATGCGGGTAATGGTGGATATTATTATAGTGTATGTGCATTCAAAATAGATTGTGATTATTATAAAATTGTAAGTGCTGAATAGGAGGATGAGATAAAATGCATACTAGTATGATACAACCATCTAAATTAATAATGGTTGATGAAAATGGGAACGAATGTGAGTTATGTGGAACAATTGAATTAGATGAATTAAATACAAATGATACATATGAAATAGACCCATATAAAAATACATCAATAACCAACTTATCAATGAACATAAACATCGATAAGTCAATACCATTGACGAGAAAGAAGTTTATAAAGTTATTGATGTCGAAAGGTATTCAAAGAAATGGTGCCAATGAGATAGCAAAATATGTATTGAAAAAACATGGTAAATATACAATGGTTGATTTATTACTATGGTAGGAGGATGAGAATAATGTTTATAAAAAAAAGTCAATATCTTGCATTAAACGACCACTTAGATGAATTAGAAAAAGAAAACGAACAACTTGAAGAACAATTAAAACAAAAAAATATAAATAATCTTGTAGAATTACTAGATTCCGAAGAATATAGATATGTAATCTTAGTAAAAAACTATGTTCCAATTGTGTATAATAATGGAAGAATAGAAAAAGATGTGCGTTCAATAAAATTTGAAACACAATTGGGTAATATACCAATACTAACAATAGAAAAACAATGAGAGACGATAACAATGAGACTATGGCATAAAGCACTAATTCCCTATTTACCCAAACAACAATTGTTGGGGCAGTGGAGGGAATTAAATAGCATTTATAAACGGCAAAATAGGCATATGTTGATAAACTTTGTTTATGATTATAATCCCGTTATGTTGTATTATTATTCTAAATTAGTGATTAATGAAATGGATAAACGGCATTATAATATCAATTTGAATAATTTTATCAAATATTTCAAAACTAAAGACATAAATACTGTATTATTCGGTCTTAAAGATGTTGAAATTAATATCAATGAAATATATAGAGATAAAATGAACGATAGGTATCTAAAACAAAATCTGTATAACTTGCAAGAGAAATATGATTGTGGGGGAATATCACAAGATGATTGGGATGCGATATCCTTCGATTTTGATGAATTTTTTTAATGAAGAGGTGATAATCTATGAAAAAATTGAGTATAATGGGGTTGATCTTTGGAATGCTGTCAATCACAGGTTGTAGTGTTACTAATATAACACCGATAGACACAAATGGAAAAAATGACACTTATTATATGCAAGATAGTAGTATGTACGATTTTTATGTTGATAAAGCTACGTGTGTTGAATATATACGTAGAGTTGGCAACGGAGGAGCAATGACGCCAAGATTAAATAGCGATGGAACACTATTGTTAAATGAGATATGTTTGAAGGAGAAGAATAAATAATAAATTTTTTGAAAATGTTAATATTTTTGTTATTACTGGTACCTTATTCACCATCTGAAATAATATTCTTTATTTATTCAATAATATCGAAACTATTTAATAAATAAATTAGTGGTTGACAAATAAAATAAATATGTTATATTAATATTGTCAATTAAATATTCAGGTTAACATGTGATGACTGCATGTTGGATTTATATCCTAAAGGGGTAGTTCAATTCTAATAACCTGAATCAGATGCACTTGTAGTTTAAAGGCAAAATAACAGACTCCAAATCTGTAAGATCAGGGTTCAAATCCTTGCAAGTGTGCCATGTAAATATTTAGTTTTTTGAAGTTAGTACATGCTATCTTTTATAGGTAGCTTAGAGTAGATATATTGGTGGAAACTTTGTTATCCGCCAACACTTAATGAAATCGAGTGCTTTTCAATATCTATTCTAAGGTACTTATAAAAAAGTACTATTTGATTGCTAAGTTTTTTTGCACACAATCTTTAATAGGTTGTGTCTGATTATATGATAGATTGCAATCGAAATTATTTAGGATTAGCATAGAGAAGTGAGCAAAAGATACGTGTATCGCCATTTGACCGAGGAACTTATAAGACTAGTCAACATCATATAGTCAGACAGTATCTATTAAAGATACGAGTCAAATCGTCCAGTATGACTATAATAAACTGGAGTGTTTCACATACTTTATGTATGTGTTATTATGTACCTTTCTTACAAGGTTTTATCTCAGTATATAAGTGAGATTATAAAAACTGAGATGTCAATCGCAAAAGCGAGGAAAAAGCGTAAAGTCTTTTGTAAGGGCACTGTTGTTATAATTAAAGACTATTTATAGCGGGTATACACATCTATAAATACTCCAAATGACGGAGCCCTATTTTTCTTTAATTTAAAAATGTGGCTAGAAAACTTTAGAAGCTCTAGTTTTTTTTCATATTATCTTGACAAATGGTTTATAGTATGATATATTTGATATGTACTATCAAACATGTACAATTGAACTTAGTACCCTATATGTACACAGCTGAGTTCCAATTTCAATGGTAGTAAAAAACTACCATTTCATGCTTACTGTAGAATACCAACGTATATAGTTGAGCAGTGTGAATCTGCTAGTAAGCTTGTTTTATTTTTTTCATCTCCAAATGACGAAATATACAGTAATTTTCTTTTCGTATATCAAGGTTTACAAGCCTTGATTTTTTATGTTGAATATATTATATAAATATGTTATAATAGTATTGATAATATAACTTTTGTGAGGAAATATATGGGATTGGTTTATGAAGATATGCTGTTTTATAATTATTATGAATTTTGTGGAAAAGGTGCTTATATAAAATCACGTTATAACAAATTATCATTACATGATAAATATGTATATAAATTATATATATATTCAATAGATAATATTAAATATTATTTAAAAGATATGATTTGGGAATATTTAAACGAGCCTATTGGTAGTTGTTATTTCATGACGTTAGAAACATTATGGGCATATGTATAAAAGGGTGATTATATGGATATAAAAGAATCTGTTGAAAAGCGTATCGAAAAAACAATAGAATTATTAAATGAATTAAAAGATAAAACTACTCTTACTTATTTACAAGGTTTACATAGTATAAAAGTTGATTGTGAATCGATTAGTGATTTTGATAAAGCGTGTAAATATGCTACAATAATCATTGATTTGTTGCAACGAAATGTGATAAAATACGATGACACACCTAAAAATCAAGATGTGGTAAATGATATTTGGGTTACCGCATATGATACAAAAGCAAGGCAAGGTGATTTTGAATCTTTTTGTATAGCTATGGAATGGAATAGACCGATAAATAATCAATTTTATTTGCCCAGAGCGAAGCTTTTGAAAAAACATGGTGTTATACAAGGTGTGCAAGACTTAATTGATGATAAATTGGATTTGTTGGTTTTGAATTTGCCCCCACGTATTGGGAAGTCGACAATTGGTTTGTTTTTGCAAGTTTTGTTAGGTAGTATGAACCCGCGTGGTAGTATAATTGGCGTAGGACATAGTGCGAGATTGATAGAATCGTTTTACAAAGAAGTTATAAAGCTTATGACTAGTGACGAATATAGATATAATAAAATTTTTCCAAATAACAAAATTGTCGATAAATCAAGTGCTTATAACTTTATAGATATAAACACAACCAAACGTTTCCACACATATAACTATTTATCTATTGAAACAGGTGGTACTGGTAGTGTTGAAGCTAACGTTCTGTTGTACTGCGATGATTTAGTTAAAGATGTTGAACAGGCGAATAATCCGGATAGATTGGAAAAGTTGTATTATAATTATACCGGTACAATCAAAGATAGAAAACTTATGAAGTTATGTAAAGATGGAGTTTATCGTCCATGTCCTGAAATTCATATTAACACTCCCTGGAGTTTATATGATGTTACAAGTCGTGTTGTCGCAAATGCGAAGATTGATGGGGCTATGGATAGAGTTAGAATCGTTTCAGTACCATGTTATGATGAAAATGGAAATAGTAATTTTGAATATGATTATGGAAAAGGTTTTAATACAAAATATTATAAAGACATGGAACTTGCAGAAGATCCGGTAATATTTAGTGCAAAATATCTGATGACGCCTGTTGAGAGAGATGGCTTGGTGTTTAATCGTGAAAATGTAAGTTTTTATTATGATTTACCTGGGGAAGAGCCAGATATGATTGTTGGCTATGCCGATGTTACACATGGTGGAGATGATTATTTTTCACTACCAATTGGATATGTGTATGGAACAGAAGTATATATAGAAGACGTCTTGTTTATAAATAAATTTGGTGGAGACGATGGTAGTAGACCATTTGTTAGAGATATAATTATAAGAAATAAAGCAACACGTGTTGGTGTTGAAAAGAATAATGGTGGAGATTTTTATTCAACGTTAATGCAACAAGATTTAGCAGATGTTGGATATAGGTGTCACATAACAACACATAACGCACCAACGAATAAAGCAAAACGAGATAGAATTCTAGCGTGTCAAAATGAAATAAAAGGTATTGCTACCGAAAAGAATACATATAGAATATATTTTAAACATCCTGACACAATAAAAGGAAATATACAATATCAGACTGCTATGCAGAATTTATATAGTTGGAATCAAAATATAAATGCTCAGAAAAAACAGCATGATGATTTTCCAGATAGTTTAGCTGGAATGATAACGAATGTGTTAGGTGGTTTTAAAAATACAGCAAAAGTTTATGATGCTAGTCGTTTTGGAATATAACAATATGTTATGATAAACCTCATAAATTTGACAAAATAAAAAAAATATGATATAATAAGGTGAGATTAATGGAAAAGAGATACGTAGTTTGTCCACAATGTGGGAAGAAATTATTCAGAGTAGAAAAAGATAGTATTTTTAATAATATATATCTTTGGTGTAAAAAATGTTGCAAGGAAATAAAAATAGAAGAGCCTAAGAGCCATGTTACTAAATAGCATGGACTCTTTTTTTAATTGAAAGTAGGTGATAATCTGAAAGCTAATAAGTATACGTTGGATAAAATTCAATATGGACGACAAAGAATTATATTAGATTATGACGAGGTTACACCTGATAATCTATTTGAAGTCATACAAAAAGCGATTCCATACCATATGAGAAATGCTGCAGATTGTGATTATTTAATACATTATTTTTTAGGTGACCAAGATATTCTTACAAAATTACCTTGTTCAACAAATAATATAAATAATCAAACAGTTGTTAATTATGCGTTTCCAATAACTAGAGAAATAGTTGGATATTCATTAGGTAATGCTGTTGAATTTTTACAAAAGGATATGAAATACCAACCAGATGTATCAAAACTTGCTGACATTTATGATTATGAAACTAGTTATTATGTAGATATTTGTTCAGCTATATATGCTTCTGTTTGTGGTATTGGCTATCAGATAACATTACCGAGTGAAAACATAAATAAAGACAATACACCTGAAGTACCAATTGTATATGATTATTTAGATCCTCGTACAACATTTGTTGTACAAAGTAGTAGTATTGGGAATCCTCAAATACTTTCAGGATATTATATTAAAAATAAATTAACTGGAAAATATGAATATACATGTTATACAAATAAATATAAATTTGAATTTACTTATGGTGATCCAAAATCCTTGAAAACTACTGTAAATATTATTGGATTGAATCCTATTACTATGGTTGAAAATTCATTGTTTTTAACAGGTGATTGGGAACAAGCAATTGCTGTTATGAATGCCAGCAATTTAGTTAGTAGTAATGCTTTAGATGATATTGAAGGAACAATAAAATCTTTACTAATTGTTATTGGCGCTGAATTTGAAGATAATGATGCCATCGATAGCGTAAAAGAAAAAAGAATATTGACATTAACAAAAGGCAATGGAAATACAAGCAATTTAGATGCAAAATTTATATCGCCTTCTCTAGACAGTGTTAGTGTACAAAATATAAGACAGTATTTAGAGGATGCTAGAAATGTAATAACAGGTATTCCTGATAGAAGTGCTAATTCTAGCGGTGGGGATACTGGTGTAGCTGTTTTAAATCGTGATGGTTGGACAGATATTGAAATAGTCGCAAGACTTAAAGAATTATTTTTTAAAAAGGCTAAAAAACAGCAGTTGGCAGTTGGTTTAAAAATTCTTAAAATGTTAGGAATAATAAATAGTGATATTTCAGTTATTGATATCGAATTAATTATAGGTAGACACACTACAGATAATTTACAAACTAAGACACAAGCATTTAGTACGTTAGTTGCCACTGGTGAATTAGCGACAATAGATTGTTTAGAATTATCTAATTTAACAAATAAGACTCGTGAAATGGTAGAACGTGGTGAAGAGGCCAAAGTTAAAAGACAAGAAGATGCTATAGAAATGGCAAAAAAATCAGCTGAAGCTAGCGGGGAAGGTCAAAGTTCTAATAAGAATGGCGACAATAAAACAGCACAAATAGAAAAGGCCGCAGCAGGAAATGACACAGAATAAAATTTGATTATTACGCCTTAGAAATCTTAGGATGTTCTATTAAAGAAAAATATTCTTCGGAATATATTTCAAAAGCGATTAATAAATAAATTTGACCTACCTATCGGTCATTTAAATAATTTAGGATTCTGATCGACAGAGAAGTCGTTTAATCGCCAGAATGAAAGGACAATTTATGGATTTTGAATTTATGAAAGACCTTATGGGAGACTCTTATAAGGACGGAATTACTTTAGACGAAGTAAAAACATTTATGAGTGGAAAAAAATTTGCAGATTTATCTACAGGAAATTATGTAGATAAAAATAAATACACAAATGAAGTAACCTCATTACAAGGGCAATTAACTGATGCTCAAACTCAATTAAAAAATAAAATGACAGATGATGAAAAAATAGTACAAGCGCAAAAAGATAAAGACGCTGAAATAGAAAAATTAAAGCAATTACTTCACGCAAATACAATCACTGGTAATAAAAATATTGTCATTAATGAATTAACAAATTCACGTGATATATTAGGAATTGACTCCGGTGATAAAGATTTTCAAACATTTGTTGATAATATTACGGTTGAAGATAGTGATAAAAGCAACAATGTTGCTAAATATGTATCAAAAATCGTAAAAAATGCGTATGAAAAAGGAAAACAAGACGCAGTAAAAGATGCTATGGGTGATTTTGGTAAAGGAAAAGGCAAAAGCAATCCTGATGGAAAAGAAACTATTGGTTCTATGGGAAAACGTTTGGCAGAACAAAATAAACCTAGTGGCGAAAAATTCGATTATTTTAAATAAGAAAGGAAGGATATACAATATGATAACAAAAGAAACATATGGAAATATTAAAAATATTCTTATCGGACAAGATAGTTATCACATTGCATTACCATGTATTATAGGTAATACAGGAGTAACTGCTGTTGATGGTAAGAAAATTTTAAAAGCTGGTACACCATTATATGGCGATATTACAGCTAGAGGAACCGCTTTTGTAAAAGCAACTACTACAACGGCAGATGGAGGAGCAAAATCTTCAAATGCTACAGCTATTCTATTACATGATGTCGATGTAACATCTGGTAATGCAAATGGAACTATTGTATTAGCTGGATGCATTGATTTACTAAAATTAGACAGTGCTACACAAACATTAATAGATGATGCTACAAAAACAGCATTATCTAGAATTATTTTCGTGAAAGGAAGTGCAATTTAATGGCAACTATATATGATTTAGTTACAGCAGCAGATGTTGTTGCATATTGGACTGAAAAAAATCAAAACGCACAACCATTATTAGGAGCTACATTATTCCCAGTTAAAAAACGTTTGGGAACTAAACTTGAATGGGTTAAAGGTGCTAATAATCAACCAGTTGCTTTGAGACCTAGTTCATTCGATGCGAAAGCTATTCGTAGAGATAGAAAAGGTATCGAAAAAGTATCTACAGAAATGCCATTTTTTAAAGAATCTATGTATGTAGATGAAAAAATGAGACAAGATTTAAATAATATGATAGCTAACAACAATCAAGCTGTTGCTGATCAAATATTAATAAATATTTATGATGATGAATCCAGTTTAATTGATTCTAGTGAGATAGCATTAGAAAGAATGAGAATGGAATTATTAACAACTGGACAAATTGTTATTTCTGGAAATGGTCAATCATACACATATAACTATGGTTTAGACACAGCTACTCAAAAAGTAACAGTTACTAAAGCTTGGAGTGATCCTACTGCAGATATCATTGGTGATATAATTGATATTGTTGAAAAAGCAAAAGCAAGAGGTATTACAATTACTCGTGCTGTATGTAATTCAACTACTGCAAAATATTTTAGAACAAATACAGCTATTAAAAATGCCGTATATGTATTTGCAAATGGCACTGTTCCTGTAACAACTGCTAGAGCAATTGAATATATTAAAAATGAAACTGGTGTAACATTCTATGCTTATGATAACGTATATGTTGACGAAGCTGGTACAACTCATAAATATGTATCAGATAATACTGTAACATTCCTACCAGATGGTGATTTAGGATTCACAAATTTAGGTACTACTCCTGAGGAATCAGATTTAATGAACAGTGTTAATACTGCAGATGTGAGTATTGTTAACCAAGGTGTTGCTGTTACAACAAGTAAAATAGTAGACCCTGTTAATGTAGAAACAAAAGTTTCAATGATTGGCTTACCATCATTTGAAATGGCTGACAAAATCGTAATCTTAGATACACATAAAGATTAATATGGTAACTATAACAAATGGTGACAAAACAACAATAGTAACAAGAGGTGTATATGATAACATATACAAACCTCTTGGATATGCTATTGTTTCTGATAAAAAAGATGAAATAAAAAAATCAAAAATTGATTACGATAAAAAAAATGATGTAGTGACATCAAAAAATAATGTTAAAAATATTAGAAAGTAGGTGTAATAATGCTATATGAAATAGACAAAAAGTATTACATTCGTGTGGGTAGACGTTTTATTGAGGTTGACGTAGATGTTAAAAACGATGAAATCGATGTGATACCACATAAACCTACAAAAGAAATAGAAAATAATGGAAATATCAAATATAAAACACAATTAGTAAATGAAGATTTTAAAAAACAGATATTAATGAATAAAGACCGAAAAAATATTGGTGGATCTTCAAAATATAGGAGATGATATTATGAATTGTCGTACAATGGATGAATTAGTAACGGAATTAAAACGAATACTAAAATTTAGAGATATCATTGTATCTAACAAAGACGATGATATTCTAAAATATGAATTAAATCGCGCAATACAAGAAATTAATAAAGGCCGTAGGTTTGTACCTAGTGAAGACAAACCTTATGATCCAAAATACGATAGTTTAATAATCCCATTATGTGTTACAGCTTTTTCTAAAATCGGCGCAGAGGGACAATCTAGTCATAGCGAAAATGGTGTAACAAGAAATTATACATGTGGTGGGGATTACCCTATTGACATGTTAGATGGTATAATTCCATTAGTAAAGTAGGTGAAATATGAGAAACCTACGAAGAAACAAAAAAAAATTATATTTATGCCAAATCTATGAAAAAAATGGATTGAATTTATTTAAAGAACCAATATCATTATATGAAGATTATCAACCAACAAATAGCAGTGGTGATTTGATATCGATTGGAATGTCTTATCCTTTATTTTTAAGGATAAAAACAAATATATCAGAAAAAGATATATTCCATCCAAACGATAGATTATATGTTTATAAAGATATACCCGAAACACACGATCCGCTATGCAAAGATGCCGATTACGAAGTATATAAACAACCTTTATTTTACATAAATGAAGGCGAAATAATGTTAAAAAGGTTGAGTGCCGATTGGGATGAAAATTAATAAAAATATAAAATTATCATCAAATGATATAACTGGTTTAATAAAATCTTTAAATAAATTATCTAATACACTCAAAGATGCAAATAATACTTTAACAAAAGATATTGCCGAAGATGGATTGAATGCTCTGAACAATTTTTATAGTAAATCTTTTGATGAAAATATAGAACCACCGGATACATATATTAAAAAATTGCAAAACGGATATTCTATTGTAGCACATGGCAAAGATGTTGTTTATGAAGAATTTGGTACTGGTGACGAAGGTGCGAAAGATGGGCATCCTTGGAAAGGCCAAACGAATTTTAAACTAAACGCATACAATAGTGGTTCACATATACGAGATGCCAATGAATCATCAAAAGAACATAATATAATAAGTGGTAAATATTGGACATACGCAAAAAACGGTAACATCATATATACACAAGGTGTTCCAAGCGGTAAAGAATTGTATAGAACAATACAATATTTGCGAGACGAGGGAATAAATAAAATTGTAAATGAGAAAGTGAGGGATACGATATCGAAACTTTAACTCCGCAATTAAAAGATGATATTATAGTATTTTTTTCAGATACAAATGCAGTTAAAAGAATCTATCCATCATATAATGGTGAATATGAAAATATAACAATTAAAGAAAAATATGAACAGTATCCTAAAATAAATTATCCTATGATTGCTATTTCTGATATAAAAAATGAAGATTTAGTTAGATATGATGATGATAGTGGTGAAAATATATCGTATATGGGAAATCAATTTGAAATACATGCAATACAAGATACTGAAAGAACGGCGATTCAAAATACTCGAAGAATAGCTGATATTCTAGATACATATCTAAAAGGACAGAAGTATTGCTGTTTACGGAGAATAGGTGATCCCGCAATAGCTCCATTAAAAAGCGATAACAATGTTATGGTGTGTTATTTAAGATATGAATATAATTTAGACATAAAAAATAATATAATATATAGGAGGTATTAATTATGGCAATTAATTTATCTACAGCAGGTGTACAATTATTATATGCAGTGGAAGCAACTGCAGGTGAAAGACCAACAACTGGTTATACAAGAATTAAAGGTATAAAATCTACACCAAGTTTAAATCCATCTCCAGAATCATTAGAAACAACAACATTAGATGAAACAGAATATAAGACATATATAGATGGTTTGAAAGATATTGGTGGTGCGATTGAATTTACATTCAACTTAACAGAAGAATTAATGACAACTTGGGATGCATTAATGACTGCATATGAATCAGCTAAAACATCAAATAAAGCTACTTGGTTTACAATAGTAGTCCCTGGTTTAACAAAATCATTTTATTTTACTGGTAATCCAAGTGCTATGGGTTTACCTGAAACGAGCGTTAGTTCTGTTTTAGAGATTACAAATTATATAACACCAACTAATGCGCCTGAAAAGTTTGCCAAACCAACTGATTTAGGCGAATAATTAATGTTTAATGAGAAAAGGAGTGTAGAATATGAATACAAAAATAAATCTAACATACAAAGATAATAAATATACTTTAGAATATGATAGAATGAGTATTAAAATGCTAGAAAACAGTGGTTTTGTTTTAGATGAATTTTTAAAAAAACCAATGAATAATATTGAATTGGCTTTTTCAGCCGCATTTATAAAAAATCACAAAGGCGTTCAACAAAATATTATCGATGACATTTATAAACAATGTAAAAATAAGAATTCTTTAATCACAACATTATCTCAAATGATTCAAGAAACATATGATTCATTCTTAGAGGATGGGACAGATGAGGGAAACGTGGAGTGGGAAGTAATCGACTTATCACCAAAGACAAGTCAAAAGTAGAGTTTACTTCCTTAACAGCCCTTTTTGAAAAACAATGTCCTATATATATGTCATTTGGTATGACATATGACGAATTTTGGTATGGCGATGCGTATCGAACAAAATTTTATAGAGACGCATATAAATTGAAAGTTCGACAAAAAGACGAAGAATTATGGCAACAAGGCATGTATATATATGAGGCACTTTGTGAAGTTTCTCCTGTATTACATGCTTTTTGTAAAAAAGGGACAAAACCTCTACCATATTCATCGAAACCTTATTTATCTGATGTGACTAGTTATAAAACAGATACAGAAAAAGCGAAACAAATAGAAAATGATAGATTAATTGCTAGATTACATTTTGAAGCTTGGGCCAGAGAAATGAAAAAGAGATTTAAGGAAAAAGGAGGAGGTGATTAAACATGAATGGTGCAGATGCAACTATGGATACTTTACAAATAAATATAGAAAGCGCAGCAAAGGACTCATCAAAACAGGTGGATGATTTAATCACTAAACTTAAAAATTTAAATACAGCACTTATGGATGTTGTGAAATCATCAAGTAACATAAGTAAATTGAAACAAAATGTATCTGGAATAAAAAATAAAACAGCTACAAAAACACCTCAAATAAAGGGTTTTGCTGCTACTGACAAGAATATAAAAAATGAAATATCATCAAAATTAGATACCGTGGGTATAAAAAGTTTAAACGGATATAAAATAGCAGCTGAAAATGTATCTTCGGCTTTCGATGGTATGACTACCTCTATTACCACTTATAAAAATAAAGTAGGTAATACAGTTACAGTTACACAAAAATTAAAAGATGGCATTGCTCAAGTTGGCGTAACAACGAATAATACAAATAAACGTACAAGTCAATTTCAAACAAAACTAACTGAATTAACTAAAAAAATTTCACTTTATAAATTAGCCATAACTGGTGTAATTACAAGCCTTATTGTTACTGGCAAAAAAATAGGTAGTTTAGTAGATAATGCATCAAATTACAATGAATCGTTTAATATGTTTATGGTTACAATGGGTGATTATGGCAAAAAAGGTTTATCATGGATTGAAAAGTTCAGTAATGCTTTATACTTAGATCCGTCGAATGTAATGCAATACATGGGATCATTTAATTCTTTGATAAAAGGATTAGGAACCGGCAGTGATAAAGCATATCTTATGAGTAAAAATTTAACTCAATTAACATATGATTTAGCATCATTTAAGAATTTATCTTTTGAAGAATCTTATCAAAAATTATCAAGCGCTATTTCAGGAGAATTGGAACCTTTGAGAAATGTAGGTGTTGCATTATCACAAAACACATTACAACAAACTGCATATTCACTGGGAATAAAAACAAGTATCAATGATATGACAGAGGCTCAAAAAGCTCAATTGCGCTATATTCAAATAATGAAGTCATCATCTGAATGGCAAACAGATATGGGTCGTACGTTAATACAACCTGCAAATGCGTTACGCGTTGTGAAAGAACAATTTAGTTTATTAGGACAAGCTATTGGTAGAGTCTTTTTACCAATTGTTATGAAAACAATACCATATGTTATGGTTATTACAGAAGAATTGTCAAAATTAGCCAACCGATTAGCTACATTATTAGGTTTTAAAATAGATTTTTCAACAACAAAATCAAATTTAAGCAATATATCAACAGGCATAACTAATATCGGTGATTCAGCAGAAGACACTAAAAATAAATTAAATACTATGTTAGCACCATTCGATGAATTAAATGTGGTTCAATCACAGACACAATCTGCTAGTAAAGGATTAGGAACCGGAGCCGATGATTTAGGTGTTGATTTACCAGAATACGATGCTTTAGCAGGATTGACAAAACAATTCAGTGACAATATAGACAATGCTAGAAAAAATCTTAAAAAAATAATACCTGTTGTTGTCGCATTGGGGGCTGCATTCGGTTTATTAAAAGTAGGGAAAAGTGTACTTAGTTTTTTCAGTTTATTAGGTGGTGGATCTGCTAAAGCAGGTTTAAAAACAACAACTTCTCTTGTTGGCACATTAGCTGGTAAACTAGGTATGAGTGCTGGAGGTTTAGGTGGCATCATTTTAGCTACTGCAGCAGCAATGGGTGTAGGTGCATATACTGGTGTGAAATTTAATAAGATGTTATCAGATGCCGCTAGTGGAAATAAATCATTAACAGAAAGTTTTAATGAATTAAATGGCGTACAAAAAGGTTTATTCATTTATACAGCTAGCAATCCATTAAGTGGTATAACAGCTGGTACTATCGCGTTAAGTGGTGTGATAAAAGAGTTAAATACAAAAATAAATAGAACAGTTGATGATTTCGATAAAGGTGTTTCTAAATCAAGTCAAAAAAAATTAACACCTATAATAGATGATATAAAATCACTTGACAAAGCTATAGATACTGTATCTTTTAAAGGAAAATTTGTGACAGATGCCGATGTAGAAGATGTGAATACAAAGATATCAAATATTAAAAACACAATCGTCACACAATTAGATACTAGTAAAAATAAAGAATTATCAAATTTAAAAACATTAGAAAAAACTCTCGGTACAGACAAATACCAAGCATTAGTAGATAAAACTTCTAAATTTTACGATGATCAAAGTTCAAAAGTTCAAGAAGGATATGATAGAATAAACGAGATTATTGCAACAGCACATTCGGAAAATAGGGAACTTACGGAAAAAGAAATGTCAGAAATAAATACTATACGTAGAACAAATAATGATATCGCAATAAGTGACGCAACAAGTAATACAGATGAATACGAACGTGTTATGGCACGTCTAAAGCATAATGTGGGTGCATTAACACTGGAAACAGCATCAGAAACTATTAAAAATGCAAAAAAAACAAAAGATAGTACTATAAAAGACGCCGAAGAACAATATACACAGATATTAGCACAAGCTGATAAATTAGCCGAAGCTGGCGCGATAAACGACGATGAATATCAAGCTATGGTAAACGCTGCCAAAAAAACATATAATGAAACTGTTGATACCGCTAACAAACAATACGATGATATTAAAAAAACTACTAAAACAAAATTAGGTGAAAATGCAAAATATATTGATGACAATTCAGGTGAAGTTTTGACAACATGGCAATACCAGAAAAAAAGAGCAGGAGAAATATTTAGTAATATTGGTAAAAAGATAAGTAATACTTTTTCAGATATGGGTAAAAATATGAAAAAGGCGGCAGGAAAAGTTGGAGAAACACTAGATGACTTAAAAAATAAATTTAATAATTGGAAGGCCAAATTAAAGACACCCCATATAAAATGGGATAGCGATGGTTGGCAAGCTACAGGTACGTTGCAAAAAGTTTTAAGTACCTTACATTTACCAACTACGTTACCAAAATTAAATGTTGACTGGTATGAAGCAGGAGGTTATCCAACCACAGGAGAACTATTCTTCGCAAGAGAAAATGGCCCAGAATATGTTGGGTCAATAGGTAATAAAACAGCAGTTGCAAATAACGATCAAATAACAACATCAATTACAAATGCATTAATCCAAGCGTTAGATCAATATGATTTCGGAAATAATCAACCTACAAAAAATGTAATTTATATTGGTAACAAAAAAGTATTTGAAGGTTATGGTGAATATGTGGATTCTGAAAACGATCGTTATGGAGTGTTAAAAGTATAAGGAGGAAATATGAGCAATTTTAAAGGATATTATATGAAGTGTAATGGATGTACATTCCAAAACCCAAGTTTTAAAAGAAAAGGTTTTAAATATGCTCCTAAATTAGTACAAGTAGCTGATGCTACTACTACTGCAAGCGGTAAGCTAACAATAAAAGTATTACCACATACTCGTAGTAAAATATGGTGTTCATTTCCTCCAATGACTCCAGAAAAATTTCAGGTTTATTATGATGCTTTAAAATTAGATGAAGCTGGAGAAACAATGTATTTGACAATCGAAACTTATAACGATGGCAAAGATAGGTATGAAACTGATACATATTACCACACAGATATTTCATATGCACCTGTGATTTATGAAGGACGTAGAATGATTGAAATAGACGATTTCGAATTGATAGGGCATTAGGAGTGATAATATATGACTGACACTGAAAAAGAAGCATTAATAAACAATACTGCAACAATACCTTTTCGTATTAAAATAGTAGATAGCGATGTTATGATTACAGAAGATAGTATATCCGATGCAACATATGAAGATTTTCGATATGTTGATACTGCAACGATATGTATTGGTCAATTTGTTGCTAGAACTTTTTCATGTGAATTGAAAGACATAAATAAATTATTTGAAATTGAAAACAAAGAAATTTCTATAGATATGGGTATTAAAATCGGTAACACAACAACTTGGCATTCGTTAGGTAATTTTTTAATCACCAAACCTACCAACGACGATGTAAAAGAAAAAACATCATTTGAAAGTATGGATTATACTAAAAAATTTAATAAAGTGTTTGATGACACCGATTTAACATATCCTTGTACAGCTCAAGAATTAGCACAATATTGTTGTAATAAATGTGGTGTAGAACTAGCTACAACAAATTTTACGAATAATGATTTTATTATTGAAAATAATCAATATGATAGTGATGATACATATAGAAAAGTCATGCAAGATATTGGAAAATTAGCTTATTCTTGGATAAGAATTGGTTGGGATAATAAATGTTATATAGATTTTTCAATAGATAATGATGATATTGACCAATATAACAAAATTTCACCAGATAATTATTATGATTTATCATTACAAAAAGAAAAATTTGGTCCAGTCAATAGAGTTGTTATTGGATTAAGTAATGTAGAAGGTGAAAATGTATATGTTGAAGATTCTAATAGTATAATTCAACACGGTGTAACAGAACTTCAAATAACAGACAACAATTTGACATATACTCCAGAATTACGAGAACAAGTTATAGAAGGTGCAAAAAAATTATTCGGATTAGAATATATACCAATTGAGTCTACTACCACAGGGCATCCTTGGTTATTAGGAAACAAAAGAATACAATACAAAGGACTAGATAATAAATTGTATATAACTTATCCATGGGATAGAACTATTTCATATAATGGCCATATCAAAAGTAAATTAAGTAGTAAAGCTGATACAAAAGTCGAAACAGAATATAAAAATGAAGTTGGTGTTGCATCACAATTAAAAAAGACTAGAATTATTGTCGATAAACAAAATCAAGTTATTAGTGCTTTAGCAGAAAAAATTGTTGATATTAGTTCTACTGTTGCAAATAACAATAGCGTTACAATCAAAAATGCAGCTAATACACAACCATATAATATTACATTAACGGGCAATATAGAGTATCCCATAGTAAATAACGCGCAATTAGGAACCACAGGAATATTATGTGGTATGGTTAAAAGTGGAGTAACATATAGTAGGGCACATAAAGAATATAGTAAATCATATATTGTTGGTGAATTTAAAGTAAACTCACCTATCTTAAAAATATATAAAAACGATGAACTTATATCCGAATATACATTACCATTCAATCATCTTTATAAAATTGGCGCAGTAATGGACGAATTTCAAATCATCAATAGTGTATGTAAGTTTATACAACGAATAGGAATAACAAACAATGGTGTAAAATATATACTAAAAAAGCCAAGAGAATATGAATTAGGAACAATAGATGTGTTATTACCAGAAGGTGATTCTAAGATGGTATTTGATGGTTTACATATTTCTGTTACGTATTTAAACAAAAATGATTATACAGAAAAATTTGCCACTAAAGTTGATGTAAAAAACGAAATAAAAGTAGCAAGTGATGAAATTTTAATACAAAGTAAATCAGAAATATTGGATAATGGTGACGCACTGATAGCTAGTATAAATACAACATCAACTGGTAATGTTAAAATAAAAGCAAGTGATACAATAGCATTAGAAGGTACTACAACAGTTGGTGATAAAATAAAATTCAATTTAGATGGTTCAGTAACCGCTCAAGATTTGCGATTATTAGATGGTGGTAGAGTAATCGGTGGCGATGGACTACTAACTAATTTACAGTTTATATCTACAGGCGAATTAGATAGTGGCTTTACGTTCCTTGGTTTTAAAGAAATAGATTATTATTCACAATACGGTTATGCAGATTGCATTGTTGACGCATTTATTCCAGACAATTTTACAATAACAAATGCTTATATAACAATATATATCAGTTCAGAAGACGTATTTAATGTTGAAAATGTATCTGTTGGTAATGGTTATCCAAAACAATTAAAATTATATAAAGGCAGTGGAAATGAAATAACTAATTATTATGTCGCACCTAGTTCAGGTATTTTACAACATTACGATCCGTTGTCAGGAGAAGAAATAGTAAACGCAATTAATAATCAAGCTACATATACGCCCACAACATCGCCAGGTCATATAACGACAGTAAAAACAATTAATTTAAAAGATAACTTATCGTCTGGACGAAATGTATTTATATTACGAACAACATTGCCTCGCCCAGAATCACCGCAGTCAACAAATAATTCAACTCAACCATATTTAGATACAGGCATTGGCAAAATGGTATTGGACATATTAGGATATATGAGCGTAAAGGAGAGTGATTAATTATTATGAAATTATTAAAATTCCCAAAAAATTTATCAGATAAATTAAAATTACAACAAACAATAATTACTATAAATGAATTGTTATTAGAATTATATAAACAAAATATCATTAATTTGGAAGATTCTGAAAAATATGATATAATAAAAAGAGAGGATGATAAATAATGGATAAAATAACTTTCCAAGACGCTACCTTGAAGACACAAGGATATGTGACAATTAATGGTACGAATTATGAAATAATTGATAGTGTGTATGAAAACGGAACAGAATTAAATGCTGCTATTTTTAATACATTACAAAATAATATAGAAACAGCAATCAATAAAGTAGATGCAAAATCAATATCTTATGTAACATCCGCACAATTGTCAGAAGGTGTTACACCTACAGAAGATTGTTATATAGAACTTTTTGCATCGGCTTCTGGTTGGGGAACTGGTGGTGCGAAAATAGAATTTACTATAAATAATACAGAAGGTAATGCGGAATTAATAAATAGTATAACAAATGGCACACAAGGTCATGATAACGTACCCGATGGGTTGTTTACAATGTCAGTATATAAGTTATTAAAAAATACGACATACAAATTTCTCGCAAGTGAATTAAGTGGTGGGACGATATATAGTGGTATGATTGGTAAAATAATACCATTTATTTAAAGGAGGATTATATGGCTTATCAAAAACAAATATGGGAAGACGGAAAAACGATTGTGTCCGCAGATAGAATGACTAATATCGAAGATGGAATTACGAATAATGACACACGTATAACCAACCTAACATCCGCTGTTAATGAAACAAATACAAACATTGGTACATTAAATAATTTACAAACCGAAAATAAAACCAACATAGTATCCGCTGTTAATGAAATTATACCAAAATCACATATAACAAAAAACGACATAGTTTCATTTACACCACTTGTCGGTACTGCATATAATTTCTACGGTAATTGTTATTATTATAGAATAAATAATAAAGTTCATATACATTTAGGTCTTAGTAATTTAACATCGAATAAAAGTAATGCAGTATTTAAAACGCCTAGTAACTTAAAACCATTTAGTATAATGTCAGGTATAGGTACAGCATCGAGTCAGTCGTCAACAGCAACAATAAACTTATATCCCGATGGCACATGTTATGTGTATCCTATTAATGATACATATTGTTTGATAGATATAGAATACGATGTATATGTCGCAGAATAAATAGGAAGGAGTGACAAAATATGAAGAAAATCACTATAGATGATGATTGTCGTCATTTATCACAATCACATATAACAGTAGGATATATCGGTGAGAATAAAACTGAACAAATTGAATTCAAAATTCCAGAAAAATATAAAAACTATGGTAAAAAAATTTGTTTTGAAGCAAATGGGAAAACATTTCAAAAATTGTTTGACAATGTTACTGATAATACTGTGACATTCACTAGAGATATGACTAAATATGATGAATTATACGCGACAGTTGTATTTTTTAAAACAAATGATGATGATGAAATAGTAGCTAAAACTTCTTTATTACATATATTAATTGAGGGTGCTGTAAATTGTCCTGATGATGTATCACCAGATGATCCTAAAGTTATTATATTAGATAAATTGATAAATGATGTAACAAATCTTAATAACGAAATTACACTGTCTGAAAAGGAAAGAACAAATAACGAATCACAACGAATTGAAAACGAAAATCATCGTATCGCAAATGAAACACAGCGTGAAGAGTATATGGAAAACTTAAAATCTAGCGTTGAAAATGGAGATTTTAATGGAAAAGATGCAACAATTAATGGATTTAATACATTGAATATCGTTGCTGGAACAAATATTGATTTAAAACAAAAAAATGAAACGCTTGAAATAAATAACACGTATCAATATAATGATAGTGATTTAGTAAAGAAAATAGACGATATTAATAATAATCTTAAAAATTATTCACTAATAACTGAAACTGGTAATAAATTGGATTTAACAATAGATAGTAAGACATATATAATGACTTTAAAATTGAAAGATAAAGATGATAATGTACTATCGACAGGAAGCGTTGATTTACCAATTGAATCAATGATAATCAATGTTACATATAACAACGATAATGAGAAACTAACATTTACATTGCAAAATGGTAGTGTCATAGATGTACCGTTAGACAGTTTAATAAGTGGTTTGGTTAATGAAACTGACTTAAAAAACATCCTAAAAGATTATGCAAAAACAACTGACGTACCTACGAAAGTGAGTGAATTAGCGAACGATAGCAATTATGTTAAAAATACTGATTATGCAGAAGAAAATAAAGCTGGAGTAATTAAAACTAATATTCCTTTTTATGCCACTGCAGTAACATCTGACGGAATCTTATATGCTACACCAAGAACACTAGAACAATATGCAGCACTAAATAATACTGGAATTATCTCAAAAGGTACTCTTGAAAATGTAATTGCTGGTAAGAATTTAGAAACAACCAATAATAAGGTTAATTTTGTAAATGAAAATTCAACGGATACACAATATCCAAGTGCTAAATGTACTTATGAAATCAAAAATAATTTAGATAGGTTAAAAGATAATGTACTTGAGTTTGGAGAGGTAAGCGATACATATATTCACGTAGAAGATAGTTTTTTGAATGAATTAAAAGAACTTAGTGTCGATGGTGTTTGTGAACAACAAACAACCCCTTCGCCTGATTATCCACAAGAAATCAAAACAATAACAGATAGTTTGAGTGTGACTAGTAATAATGGAAAAGATGAAACAGAAGAAAATTATCTTGAAAGTGTCATAACTGCCAACCTTCCAGAAGGAGAATTTGTAGCCAAAATAGATGACACTTATAAAGATACATTAAAGGTAGTTTATAAAGAAGATAGAAAACATCATTTAATACTAAACAAGATTATTAGTAAGACTGTTTTAAATGGAACTCAACCAATTAGCTATTCAAAAGTGATTAATGACGATAAATTTGTTGCACAATTTAATATAGGAACTGCTATCAAATCAAGTTCAACAATGATTTCTGATAAATTTATTTATATGTCTAATGGTTGGGCAAGTAATTCAGAAAATATTTCCACTGGTGGTTCAAATAACAACCTATTGCAAATGAAGATATTACAATCAAGACTTGAAGAAATTTCAAGTAATGGGCTAACAAATTGGCTATCAACACATCCTGTAGAAGTCTATTACGTTCTTAATACCCCATACGAAGTCGATTTAGGAATAGTAGATATGCCTTTATCTTACAGCGGAGTAACCAACATATTTACTGATAGTGATTTATTACCAAAAATCAATGCTAAATATTATAAAGACTTTAAACTATCAATAGAAAATTATATCAATAATTATATAGATAATAAGTTAAACAAATTACAACCAACTACAAATGATGTTCCAGCCGCAGATAATACACAATCAGATGAAAATCAGAATAGTGATTTGAGTTAGGAGGTAAACATGGAAAATATAGTACAACTTGTTTTTAACTATGGCATTGGTTTTGTGATTGTAGGACTATTTATCTACGACTGGTTTACAAATAAAAAAGACATTAAAATGACACTGAAACAAAATGAAAAATGTCTCGGGGAAATATCCGTTTCAGGAAAAAATACAGAAAAAAGTTTAACACTACTACAGCAAAGTATGAATCTTGTTCAACAATCAATGGATGAACAGAAAGAAATGATGCTTATACATGATAAAAAAACTGAGCACACACAATTTATTGTGGAAGAAATAAAAAATAATTTAGAAAAGAGGTAAATAATTTATGAAAAAAGCATGGGATGATTTAAAGAGTTTTGTAACAGTAATAATGACATTAGCAATGGTTGTGTTATTATTTATACCGTTTGAAGTTAACAAAGAGGTATTGATGCTATTTAGTACTTCTTACGGAGCAGTAATGACATACTTTTTTAATAAAAAGAAGGAGGTTTAGTAGATATGGCAACTACAGATAAAAGAACGGAAGAATCAGAAATCATTGGAATTGTAGAGGGAGATGAGTAGTTATGATTAAAGATCAAAAGTCTATTCGTGGGGGTATAGAAGATTTTCTATGCCCATTTACAGATATGTATATAACACAGGGTTCAAATAGTAATTTTTCACACAAAGGAATAATGGCTAACGATGTTAGAGGTACTCAAGTTGGAATCAAATATCCTTACTATGCGCCTTGTACTTGTAAATGTTTAAAAACATATCCATTATCAGGACAAGTAATGTGGCAATCTTTAAATAAAGTTAGATTTGCAAATGGAAGAATAGATTATGCAACTTTTATGACGGTTCATGATAATACAATGGATGCTAAAATAGGACAAGTTGTCCCTCAAGGAAGCCAATTAGGTAATATGGGAACAAAAGGTAATGCCACAGGAGTTCATTGTCATATAGAAGTAAGTCAAAGTGCAGATACCAGGTGGACTAAAAACCAATATGGAGTATGGCATTTTAATAATGAATATGATCTAGATGATTGTTATTTCGTTGATAATACCAATATATTAAATGGTATGGGAGGTAATTGGAGAACAACAGATAAAGTGCCAGTAAATAACCCACAGCCTCAAGGTGCGGACCAAATACTTTACAAAGGTAGTAAAGTAAAATTTAATGGAGTATTTAAAGTAGATATTCTAAAAAGTCCATTGTCGAGTAATTTGTTCGGTTGTTGTCAACTAACAGGTTGCTCTTATAATTCATATAAAGCCGAAAAAGTAAAATCTTATCACTGGTTACCAACAGGGCCATTTGTAGAATGCGATGTGAATGGAAACCCTACAAAAGATCAAGTCCTAAGTGGTAGTAATTCATATGTTAAGAATGATAGCATTTATACTGTGGAAGATATAGACATAAACAGTAATTCCGCGAAACTTATTATAGATGATAGAGTAGTATGGGTATTTAGTAAATATTTATATGAAGTTAGTAATAATTAATAAAAAATTATCGATTAAACATAATCGATAATTTTCTTTTGTTTTATTTTTACTTTACTTTTTCTTTATAAATTTTGTATTTTTTATTTAGCTTTTTAATATATAATTTAATCAGAAAGCAAGTTAATACTTAGTTTTCTGTTTACCTAACACGAAGAGGAGTGAATATCATTTTATTATATATAATAATATGGATTACTTCTCTATTTTTTTATGTTTGAGATGAGATAATTGTTAACTAAAGGAGTGATCACATGTATAACAATCCGTATGGTTTTAATCCATATATGAATCAAAGATTTCAAAATCAACCTAATAATCAACCTATACCTCAACAAAATATACAACCACCTATGCAACCTATACAACAATATTGTTCATTATTAGGAAAACAAGTCGATAGTATAGATGTTGTCAAAGCAACGGACATACCATTAGACGGAAGTACTTGTTATTTTCCATTAATCGATGGAAGTGCAATTGTTACTAAAAAATTACAAAATGATGGTACTAGTAAAACAATAATATATAAGCCTGTTGAAAACGAAGAAGAATCATCAATAAAATATGCTACAATGACTGATATTGAAAAAGCTATAGAAAATATTGATTTAAGTGATTTAGATGATATAAAAGACGACATAAAAGATTTGAAACAATCTATAAAAGATTTAAAGAAAAAGAAGAAGGATGAATAATATGAATCCAGTAAATATGTTAAAAGGTATGATGGGAATTAGTAATCCAAAAGATATGGCAATGAAAATGCTATCTCAAAATAACAATCCCATATTTAAAAATTTAATTGATATGGCAAACAAAGGCGACACAAAAGGTGTCGAAGATTTTGCTAGAAATTATATGAAAAGTCAAGGAAAAGATTTCGACCAAGAGTTTAATAATTTCAAAGATATGTTTAAATAAAATATTTGGTTTTTAATATAATTTTGCAATTCCCAAGTATTTTAAATATAAGAAAGGAGAATTTAGATGAGAGGAGAAAGTGGACTAACTGCTTCTGACGTTGCCCTATTATCTGGAAGAAACGGAAATAATGATGGTTTCGGAGATGGAACAGGTGCATGGTGGATTATTATCTTCATCATCTTCGCATTCATGGGATGGGGAAGAAATGGTTTCGGAGGATTCGGCGGTGGAAACGGATCTGGTGCAACAGACAATTATGTACTAGCTTCTGATTTCGCAACAATTCAAAGACAATTAAGCGATGGTTTCAATGATTTAACAGCACAATCAAGATACATTCAAAATGGAATCTGTGATGGCTTCTATGCTATGAATACAAGCCTATTAAATGGTTTTGCTGGTGTTAATAATTCAATTATGACAAATGGTTATGAAACTAGAAATGCTATAAATAGTGTATCTAGTCAATTAGCAGACTGTTGTTGCAAAACTCAAAGTGCTATTCAAGGAGTTAATTATAATCTAGCAACTAATGCTTGTAATTTACAAAACACAATGAATATGAATACTAGAGATATAGTTGACACTGTTAATGCCAATTATCGTGCATTACATGATGAAATAGTCGCTAATAGAATTGAAGATAAGAACGCTCAAATCACTGCTCAACAAAATGAAATTAACGCATTAAGATTGTCTGCCAGTCAGTCAGCACAAAACGCTTATTTATTAAGCGAATTAAAACCTTGCCCATCACCTAGTTACATAGTACCAAACCCTAACTGTTGCTATAATTATCAAGTAACAAGTGGCTGCGGTGGATGTGGAAATTTTTAGTAAGACCTGATTACAGGAACTTGATTACAAGTGCTTACTATTTTTAGAGATAGGAAAGCCCTATCTCTTTTTTAAATAATTTATAAGAAAGGAATGATATTATGATACAAAGTTATCAAGAAACACCAGTTTTACTTGCTTCAAATTCTAGCCCTTTAACATTTTCTACGGATTGTATAAGAACAAGATGTGCTAATTGCTATGGTTTTCTTCAGCATTCACAAGGTTCACCACTTTATAAGATTTTAAATGGTGGAAACTATGATGTTACTTTTAACGCAAATGTAACAAGTGCTACTGCTGGACAAGTTGCTTTAGGTTTATATATGGATGGAGTTCTATTGCCTGGTACGACTGTTATTGCTGATATAGCAACTGCTGGTGATTATGTAAATGTAGCATTTACTAAAACAGTACCAATTTGTTGCAGAGGGGACGCCACTTTAACAGTACAATCAGTACCTAGCGTGTTAACTGGTACAACTGCAACTGGAACACCAACTGCTACACAAATACCTTTATATCAAAATGCTAACTTTAGAATTAGCAAAAGATCATAATGAATACTGAAAACAATAACGAGTATTTATTTAATTTAATAAATATATTATCTTTTATTATTGGTATTGAAAATTTGAATCTAAATGACAAACAAATCGAAAAGTTGGAAAATCATTTAAACAATCAAGATAAACAATATGAAGAGATAATAAGATTATTAAAGGAAGGAGGTATTTATGATAGACAAAGTTAAAGAAAAAACAGAATATATAATAGAAGATATTCTTCAAGAAGAAATAACAGAAGATAATATTGACATGCTTGGAAAATTAATAGATATTCATAAAGATATGGCAAATGAAGAATATTGGTGTAAAAAGGAGGAAATTATGATGTATAGAGACGATAGATATAATGACTATCCATCAATGAACTATGGTGGAGGACGAAGAAGAGATAGCCGTGGTAGATACATGAACAGTGGTCGTGATAGACGTTACAGAGGTCACGATATGATTGATGATATGTATGAATCATATAGTAATTATATGGGCGATAAAGAAGAAATGAATCGTGGTAATTATGGGGCTAAAGACGACACTATGAAATCTCTTGAATATATGTTAGAATCTATGGTTGATTTTGTAGAAATGTTAAAAAAAGACACAAATTCACAAGAAGAAATGGATTTAATACGAAAATATACTAGAGAAATAAGTGAAATGTAATGTATAAATATTATAACAACAATGCTTTAGGATTATTTGAGAATGATTGTACTATAAGGGCGATAAGTCTTGCAACAGGTAATAGTTGGGATGATACATACCAACATATGAGTAATTTGGCAAGGATTAAAGGAACTATGATGGACGATAGAGCATTTATAATTAATTATCTAGACGAACGATATAAAAAAGTACCTACATATAATTTATCGGTCGGGGAAGTATCAGCAAAATACAACGATAATGTTATTCTTATAACAATGAATGGCCATATTGTTTGTTCTAAATATGGTGTAGTTTATGATAGTTTTGATTGTCGAGAAAGAAAAGCCGAGTATTGTTGGATTGTTAAATAAGAAGATTAATTTCTTCTTTATGGGTAGATACTCAAGCGGATTAAGAGGTTGGTCTGCAACACCAATATTCATGAGTTCGAATCTCATTCTGCCCTCCATAATAAAAAAATAACACCCTATTCATGGGTGTTTTTATAATTGTATATTTTTGAGAATAAAATTTTCATATCATTACTATATGTTGTAGTTGATATCCCCAGATCCATACAAGTTTGAACTCTACTTACTTTATCATAATACTTCATAATCAAATTAATTTCATATTCTGTCAATTCCATATTTTTACATAATTCTTCCACATTATTACGACAAAAACATCTTATCTGTCGTTTTAAAACGTGATAAGTACTCTTATCAATCATATCTAATTACCTCATTTCTAAATTAATTATAGATAATTATTTACATAAAAACACATAATAAAAGAACTCAATTGAAGTGGTCAAGTAAAAATAGACACTTTATAAAAAGAACGTTCTTTTAAAACCCTAATTCAATTTTATATTGAATTGGGGTTTTATATTTTAAAGAATAACTTGGTCTTTCATTGTTATAATAGTAAATATATTCTTCAATAAGTTTAGGAACATCTTTGCAATGTTTTAAATTAAAATCAACAATTAATTCTTCTTTAATCCAACCATTTAATGATTCATTAACTGGATTATCAGTTGGTGTTCCTGCTCGACTCATTGAACGAGATATGTTATAATTTTCTAGAAGCTTATTATAAGCTTTAGACGAATAAACTGAACCTTGATCTGTGTGAAGAATAATCAAATCATCAGTTTGTTCTTTTTTTATGCGGTTTAATACTTGATTTAATCCATCATAATATGACCTTGTATCTCCTTTTCTAGATACTAAACCATATCCAACTATTTCTTTATTCCAAGCATCAAAATACATCGTTAATTCATAATATGTTCTGCCAACCCAAAATGCAGTCATATCTGAAACTATTACTTCAAATGGTCTTGATAAATATTTCCATCCATTCCATACTAGATTATTAAATTTTTCATGTTCTTCATCAGGTTTCTTCCATTGATAATGTTTCCCTTTTGACTTAATACCTTCATATTTACAACATAAATGAACATGGTTATCAGACCAAACTATACCATAATGTAATCTTGCATAAGCATTAATCCATCTATATCCATGTGATGGATGCTTTTCGTGTATCTCTTTTATTAATTTTATATCGGATTGTCTTGATATCATTTTTTCTGTTGGGTGCTCCTGTCTGTATTTCCATTTATAATATCCAGACCTACTAATAGACATATATTCACATAATAATTTAACTCCATATTTATCTTTATATTCATATATTATTTTGTATTCTTGTCGAATATAGTAACGAATTCCTTTTCGGCACCAACTCCTTTCACCATGTAACCTTTTTTTAATCGAGCAATCTCAATATCTTTCTTCATCAACTCTAATTCAAGTTCTTCTATTTTATTTTTTGGCTTTTTTAAATGCAATCCAGTACTTAAACTCTTATGTTTTCCAGTATTTGATTTTAATCCTTCAATACCTTTTTCTTTATAAGAATAATACCATTTTGATAATACACTCTTAGAAATATCATGTTTTTTACTCATAGTATGAAATCCATATCCATTATTAATCATTTCTAAAACTAGTTTTTCTTTTTCTTCTGGTGTTCTCATTATATTTTTACTCATATATTATCCCTCCTATATATATTGTAACAAATTAAAAAAGTAAACAGCTCTTTTTTTTATCTGTCTACTTTTATTGTATCACTTCAAATTGAGTTCTTTTATACTATCACGTAGTTTATATTTTTTCTTTTGAATACTAGGAACAGAATAATTTAATTTTGTTGAAATCCATTTTTCACTATATCCATCTACATAAAATAACTTTCCAATAATATAATCAATACTATTTTTATCAGTAATATTAAGCACAATATTATCATACACTTCAATAGTCATACCTCTATATAATTTTTTATTTTTATTATCAACAAAGAAACTGGCAATATAGTTTAATAATATACCTAACAAAACAGAAATAATTAGTGATATATTACTAGGTACAGTTATTCTATTTAAACAATAATACGAAATGTTAGAAATAACAAAGCATGATAATGCTGTTTTCATATGAAATGGTTTTCCAAATAATTTTTTATTCAACCAAAAACTACATAATATAATTACACATTCTATAAAAGTATCATTTAGAAAAGCTATAAATAAAATGACAAATACTGTAAATATATTCCAAAGTAAATACAACGGTATGTATATCATATTTGTTAATTTATCTACTTTATTTTTACTTTTATTATTTTGATATGCGTTTTGCAACTTTTTCGGCAAACTCTTTAATAAAGTCTGTAGGCGCAAAAATGAACCAACTACCATATCCCATAGCGAATTACCTCCCATCTGAAAAAATAATTTATAAGCAATTACAGATAACATTATATAATCAAAATTTAGTATAATATTAGCTATTCCACTGTGTATATAATTTTTACAATTAATAAAAGGAATATTTCTAATAATAACACTAATAAATTGAAATAATAAATTAATTATACAATATAACCAATAGTTGCTTATGTGATGTTTACACAAGTTGTTTTTCTTCACAAATTTAATATATACAATTTCTAACATAAATAACCATAATAAATCTGTAAAAATAAATATAAAAGGCATATTATAAGTATATTTTAAAAATTGAGATATTATACTTAAAGGCATAGTTATTAATGTAAATATCTTCATTGTCTTACTGTTGTCGGCACATGATATACTTAAAATAATATATGTGTATAAAGTTAATGTTATCCCATACCATAACATTTGTAAATGATATTTATTGAAAAACAAATCAATCGATATTAAGATTTTATTATTATCATCTAACCCAAAATAATTTAAACCACATATTTTTAAAATAAATATAATGCCTAATATTATAAAATAAGTAGATAATGTACTTGACATTATCTTATCAAGATCTTTCTTCATAACCAAATCTCCTTACACAAAAAGTCACCCTTGAGGTGACTTGTTAATTAATCTAAATCGTCATCGTCATTATTTGCAATAATATTTCTAGGGGAATCAGATTCTTCTTCAACTAATTTTAATATTCTTTTAATATTGGCAAATACTGGTAATTCACCATCTTCGTTTGGACGTGTTCCTTCAACATGAATTACTTCACATAGAACTTTTTTACCAACTAGTTTAGGTGTGTCATTTTTTGTATCAAATTCATCACCATCTTCAAGACCTAATGCTGTAGATACAAGCATTGACATTTGATATAATGCGCCTGAAATATCAAACTTATATTGACTATTTATAAATCCACCTTCACTATCTTGAAATGTTACTTTTAATTTGTCTGGTTTTCCACTTGGTGTTACTTCTGCTTTCGTAATAGTTAATACTCTTTCTCCTTCTGGTACAGTTTTAAAATTACCTTTTAAATTCATTTTAATCATCATAATTATTTCTCCTTACTTTTTTTATTCTTAGTTAATTTATATGTTATTGATTCTTCACAATATTTATTGTACAATGTTGGATTATCTTCTGCAAATCTTTTACTATTAAATTTCATACTAACGCTACCATTTAATTTATAAGTGTCATAAGACATCTTTGTTTCACCATCTTTTAATAAATTAATCATTTTATCTTTGATAGCGTCTTGTATTGTTTTTAATTCTTTTTCTTTACTTTCAATACCCGTTTCATTTTTTATTTTAATTATATCTTGTTCTAATAATTCGGCACTTTTACATAATTCATCTAAACTATTGTCATTTGATGGATTACTAGTTCTTAATATATCAAGATATTCTTTATCCAATTTTTCATCAAATTCTGGTGAAATGCCTGTCTCTATATATTTTTCCCACCATTCTTCGCAATATTTTATTGCGTCATCAAATGTTATCATATCGCCATTTGGCATTTCTATCAACACATCTTTTATTTTTTTAACAACCATTTTTGTATTTGTTTCGTTTGGTTCAAACATTTCTGGATGATTATAATCATCATCTTGTAAAAAAGCACATATAAATAGTACTCTATCCAATTTTTTTAAATACGAATATTCACAACCTTGTAATAAATACTCAATCGGAACTTGATTGTTCTCCCAAAGATGTGGCTTTGAACTTGTTTTACATTCAACAATCATTGTTAATGTTTTCAAATCCTCTTTTGTTGCGACAGCATCTATTATACCACCAAATATATTACTATCTTCTATAAAATTATTCCATTTATATTTATCTATATTATTACCATAATATTCTTCTATACTCATTACATTTGGGAATCTATTTCTCACAAAATCAATTAATTTAGGTTCTATTGCTTTTCCAGCAAGAGTATATTTAGAATCTTCAAAAGGAAGTTTAACAAGTTTTGTTATTTCACACCATGCACCGAAAGGTGATTGATATTTATTTAAACCAAGTACACTTGCAACACGATGTCCTGTAATTCTTAATCGTTGTTTAGGTGATTCGGGAAGAATGATATTTTTACCATTCTCTCCATATTGCCATTCTTTAGCCATTATTATCACCTCTACTATCATACCATGTTTTAAATTCATTAGAATTGAAAATATCGTTTATATTGCCATAATTAATGATTTTATTAGTCTTTTCATCAATTTTTAATAAATCACAAACATCTACTTCTTTTTTTATTGATTTCAATTCCCACCCAGTTTCTTCTATAAATTGATTAACTAGATGTGTCATCATCACATCATTACCAATCATATTATAATCCAACCTTTTCCATTTTATTTTTAACTTTAAGATCTATTTCCATTAAATCAACTGATGTACATTTACCACTCATTATTTTATCAAGTGTCTTTGTAGCCCATTCATTATCGTTTAATTTCTCTCTAACTTTCATAATATTTTCACAAATATTTTTTATATCTTCTTCATCAGAATCTTCATGTTGTTCTTGTTTTACAACTTCTTTTTTTATCTCTGCTTTCTTTTGTTCTGGAATATATACAGGAACTTTTGGAAGTTCACTTTTCTCAGTTTCTTCTGGAACTAAAGTTTCGTCATCACCATTTTTTGGTGTAAAGTTTTTATAAAACCATGTTCTAAATGCCATTGTTGATGCCCCTGACACAGCTTTGTCCATTGTATCACTACCTTGACCTATTGTAGTATATTTTTTTACTACACCAGTATCTATATCAGTAAATGATGCAGTACATTTTACTGTAGCTAAATGTATAGGAGGTCTACCACTAGGCTTTATACAATCCTTATCAAATGAAATAACATCATTAACATCAAATGCAAAATCTAAACCAACTTTTATAGATTCTTCTTGAACTGCATCGTAGATTTGATTAATACTATAATACTCACCTCCACCTAAATTGGATGGCAATTCTTTATCAAGAATGAATCCCCTTTTTCTTATATTTTTTCTAAATTCATTTAGTTTTTTTGATAATTTTGCATAAGCAGTTTCTTCCATATTATCATCTCCTTTTTTCGACTCTTTAATTTTATTAACTAATTCTTCATTTTGTGACATAGATTGTTGTAATCTTGTTGCTAATTCAAATTCACTATTTTCTTTTTCTTTCAACTTATCTTCTAATTCTTGTTTAGTCATGTTTACCTCATCTCCTTTTACACTATCTATATTATCATATTGTACTTTATTAGTCAATGCTTTTTTACGTTCTTTTATTATTTTTATCAAATCTGCTTTTTTGGTTTTCTTCTCAATATCTATATTAAGTTCCTTTGCTAAATCAAGAAGTTCTTCTTTTTTATATTTCTCTAGCGTTCTGCCGCCAATAAATTTAATATATTTTTCATTAGCAAAGTCAATATACCATTGTTTATTTATATCATTTATTGTACATTCATTTCCATTATCAACAATTGGATCGGTAGGACAATTAGCAAGTGAATCTCTTCTTCCATCTGGTTTTACTTTAATTATAGTTCCACGTGGAACATTACCTGCATAAATTCTATTATTTCTTTGAAGTTCTATATCACCATCTGGTGATTCTTGGACACATTTTTCATAAGTCGATCCTAAATGTGATATAATTTGAAATCTAAATATATCATTACATTTATTTATTGTTTCTTCAATTGGAATATCAAATAACAATTTTTTTAGAAGTGCTTCACTTACGATACTCATTGAATTACTTTTTAAACTTTTTTTATAAGAATATTTAAATTTCTTTTCTTCTTTATTCCATTTGAACTTATGCTCTCCACGAGTTAATTCACCCCCTTTATAATGCACTTCATAATTATTATTACCAGTTTGAACTATTTCTGCGTAATTATTTACGTCTCGCATTACAATTTTTACAATTTTATCTTCTTCCAATTCAAGTCCAGTTAATTTTTCCCAATTATGTAATACATCATGAGCTTGTTCTTTATATTCTTTTTCAATTGTGTACATCACGGCATCTGTGTTTGCTGATACCATTTCAAGGGTTGGTATTTCTTTTAAATCATAAATAAGTTGTAGAATAAAACATTGCGCTGTAGTGCATATACTAAATCCTTGTAAGTTGTCGTATAAAGCATTGAAACTAGCTCTTAAAGTTCCAGTTAAGTATACGCATTTAAAGGTAACTTTAAACCTAGTTTTAAATCATCGTTTGTAAGACTAAGAGGTTTAAGAAATTCATCAGGTAATTCACCATGTTTTGCTTTCATTCTCATTGAAAGTAAATCAGTATAAGCTTGTTTATCTTTTTGATTTCTACTTGAATAACCATATAATCTGACTAGGTTAGGATATAGTGAACCTACATCCCAGTTCTCTAAAACACGCATTTATTCATCACCTTCTTTCTTATGGAATTTCCATTTAAAACCATTTAATAACTTATTATGTTTACAAGCATATGAAAGACTATGATAAGGTAAATTTAGTTCTTTTTCAGCGAGATGCATAGATTCATACGTTTTTATAAAAATATTGTTTTCGTCATAGCAATCAACGGGTTTTGATTTATGATGTTTTAAACCGATATTATACTTAAAAGGTGTATAATGCCTATTTTTCTTTATACAGTCTTGCATATTATCTGAATGTGTTCCCACTCTTAAATTACAAAGCCTATTATCACAAATGTTTTCAGTAACATCTATATCATGTAATATTTCTTCATTTTTATGAGCATTTAAAAAAATTTCTCCCATTAAACGAGATACCGTGTAATTTTTTCTTTGTTTATTATTTTTATCAGTTAATTTTATCATGTAATAACTGTGGGTATTTTTCCAAGGCTTTAATATTTTAATACAATCTTGTTTTTTATTATATCTTAATGTCTTTATTCTACTATAATTAGAAATATACATATAATTACAAAAGGATATTTTTAACCAATATTCATTTGGTAAATCTTCAATATTATACCACCTATCGTCATCTGGTGTAATAAATATTTGTTCACATTTTACTAGCATTTTAAATCATCACCTATGTATCTAAGTTATCTTTTTCTTCTTCACCAAGAACCCAACGAAGTGTACCTAACACACCATTCCAAAAACCACACTCCCAATTATCAAAACCTTTTTTAACTTCTGGATATTCTTTTTCAACTCTTTTTATGGATTTTAATCTTCCTTTTTCAATGTTAGGTATGTCACATGGATGACTTCTCATAAACCATACTTTGTCAAAAGCTTCATCCATATATTTCTTTATTTCTTTTTCTGTTCTTATCTTTTTATTTCCCATTATATAATCCATCTCCTTCATATTTTTAATCGCAATATAATACTTCGTTTTCTCCATACACAAATGTATTTTCCTTCGCACCATGTAATCCACCGTAACCCAATTGTATTAAGCAATCATCTATTTTAAAACTCGGTGCTTCAATATTATAGTTTAAATCATTATGTGCAATAATATCATCGAAATAATCTAATACACTTTGTGGTATCTTTGATTTATCAATAACATCTGGATAAACATATGCAAAATTGTCATCATGTTCTTTCCTCTTAGCTCCAAGTAATACTGCTGTCAAATTAGCATCAGTCAAACTAAGTGCATATTCTTCATCAATATTTCCAAGCCTTGCAATAATATACTTTGATTTAAATCTAGTCATTAGCATATCAAATATTGGAAATAATGCTTCAACATCACAAGTACAATAATATAGAACTTCTTCATATTGTTGTTTATTCCATTTGTCAGGTAAATCGAAAGGAACTGTAGTTTCTGTAATATTCATACATAAATTTCCTTCTAGTTCCTTTAATGATTTCCTAGGAATAATGCAATTAATCAAATCTATTTGTGTTGGTAGTTTTGCATATCCTGTATCAATATCCCAAGCGTTGCCACCGTTAACTATATAATCTGCTACTTCTTTTATTTCCTCAGGTGTATAGTTATTTAAGCAACATTTTAATATCCATTTATCGAATCCATTGTTATTATATCCCATCAATATTGGATTATATTCATCAATGAAGTTTTGATAATCTTCTGGCAATGCGTTATGAAAAACTACTTTTTGTTTTGTACGATAATTTATAAAGACAAATAATGTATCATGTGCGAATGTTTCGCAGTCGTATCCCCAAATTCTATCTAATAACGAATCAAAACTCATTGTTTGTCCTCATTATTGTCTATATTATTTAAGAATTCCTTATGCATCTCATAATTTTTTTCTGCTTGTTTTTTTGCTGAAATACCAGACCAAATTAGAATTACTAAAAAACAAGATATAAATCCTAATACAAAATAGAATACACTAGCAGGTATCACAACCATATTATTCACCCTCTTTCACTATCTCAACATCATAACCAAGTTCTTTACATATTTCAGATACTGTCATTTTCTTAGGTTCTTTAGGTCTTGAAAATACCTCAATATATTCAACTGGTCTACTTACTTTTATAATATCTGATTCACGATTGTTTGAACTATAGTGCATCATATCATCATTAAGATCACTAATACGATATAAACAATTACCATAAGTACTTGATGTATCATAAAAATAATTATTAACATATATCAATTTATCACCATTCTTCAATGTAACAATATCACCATTTTTTAGATCATTTTTTGTGAATGAGTGAATAAAATTAAAGTAATCACAAGATAAACCAACATACATATCCCCATTATCAGCTAATATATCACAACTGTTATCAGACACGCGAACTACAATACCTCTCCAATCTTTTATTATTTTATCATCTACCTTATCTCCTATTTTAAATTTTTCCATACTTATTTATTCTCCTTTATATACGTTCTTCCCTTAATTATTGTATTTTTTTTATTATTATATTCAGGTTCTTTGGACACCCAAAACATTTTTGTTTCTTTACTTCTTTGTTTATAATATTTTTGTTTTTCTTTATAATTTTTAAATTGTTTTTCCATATTTATTTCTCCTTATATTTAGTTATAATAATCATCATATTTGTTATACATGCCATAAACATATTCTTCAAATTCATCAGTATCATACTTATTACTATCAACAAACAATATGATATTAGATTCAAAATATTTAATAGCTGCTTTCAATTTATCTGAACAAATCCTTATTCTTATATATTTTCAAGGCGTGTCATCATTGGGCCTTGTTCAAAAAATATACAGTTTTTTGAACAAAACTAAATTTTTCAGCATTATCAATAATTGTTAATAATTTTGTATCTTTAATATATTCTATTTTTATAAATCTGCCATTCATCCCAGTCGCATAATCCTCGTCAATATAAACAACATCATCTAATTTTTCGTTATTATAATAAATATCAAAATCATATAAATTTTTCATAAAATATCCCATCCTTCTTTTTTATATACACTTTTTCTTTTTGCGGTGAATCTATCAAGCATACCAACATTATCAACCAAATCATATACTTTTGCTAATGTTTTACCTTCACTAGGTCTTTGACATCTACCAATACTTTGAATGACAAGTCGTTCATCTTTCACAGGCGTAGCCATTATCAAATATTCTAATTGTGGAATATCAAGACCTTCTGCTACTAATGAATAACTAGCAAACAATACATTATATTTATTATCTTTAAAATCAGCAATAGATTGTTCCCTAATAGCTTTTTTTGTTTTGCCATCAATATATACTGAATTTGGAGTTTTTTCACTAAGATAATGCAATTGGTCGACTCTTTCTGAAATAACTATCGTAGGCTTATCTAAGCCATGTAAGATAGATAATATTTGTTGATTTCTTTCTTCGTCTTGTGATATATCTGTTATTAATTTTGTAAACATTATTCTACCAGTTCTATCATACACATCTTTATCCATTACTGAATAATTAGTTTTTACAAAAGTTATTCTAGCTGGCACTTGAAACATATTACTTGGTACTTCAACAACTGGTTTACCTTCATAATAACCTATTAATTTATCTTTTGTATCATTCTTTTTTAATTCATAAATAACATTCCCTATTAATTTTGTAGTAGTTTTTTCAAGACCATCTGAGCGATGCAATGTTGCAGTAATACCCATCTTATATCTCGCTGAAAAATAATTTATACATTTTTCAAACATCATTACACTTTCAGCATTACTTGCTAAATGGTGACATTCATCCATAATTAATAAACCGAACTCATCTTGTTTTATTTCTTCTTTATCTATAATATTTGATAAAGTTTGAACTGTTGCAAAAACTATATCACCAGATGAATCACATTTACCATCTGTTATAATACTAGTAGAACAGTTTAAATTATTTTCGCATCGTTCTTTTGCTTGGTTAAGTAAATCTTTGGTATGTGTCAACCACAATGTGTGTTGTTTTAAAGTTGCAGCACACTCTAAACCAATTTGTGTTTTACCAGTACCTTAACCAGCTGGTAACACAAAGATTCCATTAACATATCTTTTTAAAGCATTTGTACATGGTTTTTGATATTCTCTAAGTTGTATATTACTTGTTATGTTTCTAGTAACTGTTATTGAATAATCTTTATAATCATCTTTAATAGGATGTAATTTCCATATATTATCAAAACAACCTATAGGCAAATAAATATTATTATCATATATATCATATAATGATATATTTTTTGGAGTTTTACCAATCCAAAAACCTAATTTTTGTTTTTTAATATAATCTGGATTTTTAAAAGTTAATTCATTCTTACAATAATCTAATATGTCTTTTGTTGGATCTTTTATTTCAATTATATTACTAAGTGTTATCAGCATTTCCATCACCACCTTTCATCTATTAGAAATATTTTATTTTCTTATATTTGCACAAAAACAATCAGTTGCTAAATCTAAATATCCTTTTTCTTCAAATATTGGTTTTGCTTTTAACCAAGTTGTCCAATAAATTCCTAAATCATCAGATTTTATCATAATATAAATATTGTTATTATATTTCTTTACAAAATTATCCAATTCATCTCTTTTTTTATTAATCCCATTTGCTTTATAATATAATTTCTTATGTTTAATATGTTTACATTCAATAAACATGCACGAACCATTTCTAGCAATAATTAAATCACAAATAGTACCATTGAATTCGGTAGGAAATTTATATGTGAAAAATCCTCTTTTATGATAATAATCCATTAATTCCTCTTCCCAAGATTTTCCAACCTTATATTGTTTTACCCCCATAATTTCACCTTACCAATGAGCTTAATTCTTTTTGAGTATCTGCATTTTGTTAAAAAATTATTCATTTGATATGGACTATCAAATATTTTTACAAATTCTTTATCATTTTCCAAATTTTTGAAATAACATTTATACATTTTATTCTCCTCGTTCTTTTAAAATAGTTTTATTATAATTTTCCATAACCATATAAGCAATACCTAAATGATTGTGTATTTTAGCCATTGTTTGTTCTCTCAATGGTCGAAATGGCTTTTCTGTATTAAAAAATTCTATAAGCGTACCATAACATAAACCACATTCCTTTGCCAATTCTCTTATAGAACACTCTTTACTACGTTTGATATAAACCATTTGTTTATAAAAATCTGTATCCATAAACAATTCCTCCTTACAAATATAATATAACATATCTTATTTAATTAGTCAATAGTTATTAGCCATTTTGACAAAATAAAATAAATCTGTTACAATGTAACATGTGTTAGATGAGACATATCATCTACACAGCAATTATCTCATTTCAACCCACGTTAAGGTGGGTCTTTTTTTTTTAATCATCATTTAATTTTATAAATAAACAAGTTCCTCTATCTCTTTCAAATATTTTATTAACTTTATATTTAATTACCCTTTCTGGAAAGGGTTTTTCTAATATATTTTCATTAAAATTGAATGCTAAACATAATATTTCATCAGAATCTAATCTAGTATTATAATATAAATTTGTTATATACATGAATAATTGATTATCTCTATCACCACATTCAACTGAAATAGGCTTTTTATAAGGCTCTTTTTTTATATCAGATTTTAAATTCGCATGTTCTAGTATATATCGTTTAAGTTCAAGCGGTATTGACTTGGGATTACAATTATTTGGAGTAACAAATTCATATTTTTTTCCATTTATAATACTAGGTTCAACTACGATATATCCATCAGTTCTGCAATCTATACCTGGATAATCTTTAAATATATTAGAATTATTAGCAACATTTTTAAGATCATCATCGGTTTTAAATATCATATGCTGCCCACCGCTTGGAGTTTCTTGGATACATTCCAATGTTTTACAATATGTATTAATACCACCTAAATTTTTTATCAATTTATTATAGTTATCAACACCATTTTTTTCTTTATCATGTTTGTCTAAATCAAGTACAAAAATATTATTAGGCGTACATGGTAAACCCCAATTACAATCAGGGCAATGTGTATACCAATATAGAACTTGCATATAATCAGATGAACAATCATTCATCCAATTTTCTATCATTGGTTTCTTTCCATTTGATTCTATGGGAAATATTTTTAAACCTTTATTTATATAATTATCTTTTATGTATTCCCATGTGTTCATAAGTGATCATCTCCTTAATTGTGTATCTAATATAAATAGATACCTTTGACATTTTTAATTGGCATTTTGTTTATCTCCCTTAAAATAATCTTCCACAATTTTGTGTATGATATCGTGGCTGTTAGAACTTATATTGCATAAATCTTCTTCTGTATATTCTTTTTCAACATTAAATAAATAACAACCTATATAGCAGTGCATAAGTTCGTGTTTTAATGTTTGTTTCTTTTGGTCTAAGCATAAATCTTTATCAATATAAATTTTACTATTGTCTAAATATGTTAATCCAAAATATCTGCCCTCTTTCGGCTCTCCATCATATTTATATTCTCTAATTTTTTCTCTTATTTCTTCTTGAGAAAGTTCTATTATTTCCCATTCTCTATCATTCATTTCAAATTTCATTTAATCAACCTCATTTTCATAAATATTTTCAGTTTTAACAAACCCTCCCAACTCATCCCTATTAAGTAAAGTTGTTCTTTTATTTTTTATATGTTTTTTAATCCCTTTTCTTAAATGATTAGACATTCTTATTTTTTCTTTTTAATAGTCAGATATTGTTTTACCTTTATTATGTTTGCTTTGATGTAATGAGGCATTAATAAACATTAAATTATCTTTTGAGGCATTTAATTTATTTTCATCTATATGATGAACATATGTATTTTTATCCCACACATTTCCTATTACTTTCATTCTATCTAAACGCTTCATAGAAGAACTGGGAATATGACCTTTTATTTGAAAACTAGCCGTATCTTTATTCCAAGTTATAATACCGATTTCATTAGGTTCAGTCCATTCATAATCATACATAACTTTATCTCCTTCGTAAACATCTTTACCATTTTTATCCTTTAATCCCGTCCACATCATAATAGATAAATCAATTTCATCAGCAATTCCACCACCAAAATCATCATCATATTCGTTATAACCTCTACATTTAAGAACATTTTCTTCAACATATAATTCATATACATCAAATTCATCAATACAGCCAAATGATACACAATCTTTTAAATAAATCATTCTATTATGAACACTATCCCATGCTCTAAATTTTATTTCCCTATTCATTATTCCTCCACCTTTACAACTAAATTGGCTTTTATTAAATCATCAATATTTTTTGTATCAAACCATTCTTCATCACTAAATGTAGCAGTCCAATAACCTATTTCTTCTGTCATTTCAAATATTTCTCTGTCTTTATCAACACATATTATGTTCCACCATTTATTATCTATTTTTCTTTCATAAAACCCAGAAGATGTGTCAAACTTAAACCCATACTTTTGCAACACATCCAAATCCACATCTTTTCTTATTCTATACATAATATCAGTCCTTTCTATTCATTGGCTTTAAAATTATATATTGGTTTAATTATTTTAATAATATCTACTGTATCCCCTATATTGTCAATTATTTCTTGCATTGGTTTATATACAAATGGGGCTTCATCAATGGTATTTTCATTTACCGAAGTTGTATAAATATTTTTCATAATTTCTTTATATTCATCTAAATTAAAAGTTTTTTTCGCTTGCATTCTTGACATTAGTCTGCCTGCTCCATGTGGCGCTGAACAATTCCAGTCATCATTACCTTTACCAATTCCAATAATACAACCATCTCGCATATTCATTGGTATAAGCACCTTTTCTCCTTTTTTGGCAGATATAGCACCTTTACGGACAATATTATCTTCAAATGATATGTAATTGTGTATTGTTTCAAAATAATTTATACAATCTAAATTCATTTTACTCATAATAACAAAAGCGATTTCTCTTCTATTTCTGCTTGCAAATTCTTGACATATTTTCATATCGTGCAAATAATTTTCTCTTAATTTTCCTTCTAAATAGCATAAATCTTTTGGAATTTTAGTTTTTCCTTTGTATTTTTCGGTTATCTCATTTATTTTTGCTTGTATTTCATTTTCTCTATGTTCAACCTTTAACATATTAATTGTAGATTGTTTTTCTGCTTGCATTTCGTTTTCAAAAGAACATTCATGGATTGCTTCATCTTGATAATTTTCTTCTAGTGGCACTTCCTTCAGTTTGATATGTGTGTAAGTCAACCATATTTTTACCTAAATAATAAACATTATCTTCATAAACTATTTTTTCTGGAAGTTTTTCTCCATTTGCTATTTTATTAAGCAAATCTATAATTTTAATTTTCATTCTTAACATCTCCTTTTGCTTTTTTGATTATTTCTAATATATCTTCAATATCTTCTCCATACAAACACATACTTTTTGAATAGCAAGCTATTTCACCAACACCATTTAAAATTTTTTCAATTTCATTTAATGCTTGTTCTAATTTTTTTACATAATCGTTTAATTCTCCTATTGTTTGTCTACCTACATTATCAACTACAATTTTAGTTTGTTTTATCATTTAATCAACTCCTTAATCTCTAAAAACAATTCTCTAAATATTCTGCTAATGTTATATGATATTCTTTTACGATTTCATTTTCTATTATTTCATCAAAATATTTGCTAAATATATAAAATTCATGTTTATTAATTTCTTTTGCACTATATACATACTTGTGTATTGGTTTCTTTGAAGAAATTATTGCAACATTTCTATTATTATAGTCATCTGGTTTGCTTTGTATTAAATACCATTTCATTTTACTCACCCACCTTATATGCCATTTGTTCAAATTGCTCGTGTGTTATGACTGATTTTATTTCTTCTTCCCAATGTCCCACATCATCATTTGGGTTTTCATAATCATAGTAAAATTGTCGCATAGCACCTTTGCAATCGTCTATATTGAAAATTTTATCTCCATTAACGTAATCCCCAACTTCCAAAATATCAATTATGTTATAACTGGCTTTAACTACCTTATAATTTATTGTATCATGTGGTATTCTTGTTATTAATTTATAAAGAATTTTTTTATCATTGCTCAAATATATTAAATCACCATCAGTTTTAAATATTTTTCCTTCTTCTGTTCTGACATACATTTCAACTTCTAATTTCATTTTTTATCACGTCCTATTATTAATAAAATTATATATAATATTGCTACACCTAATCCTATAAAAGCTCCTATAACTTCTATTTTTGCTCTTAGTTCTAACCAAAACATTATTTATCACCTCCTAAAACAATGGTTTGCCTATATATTCTAAACTAAAATAATTAGCAAAATACATATCAATTATAGTTATGACATCATCAGTTTTTATGCCATAATGTTCTTTAAATTTTGTTATTTCTCCAAGCAATTCTTTTGCTTTCTTTTTTTCTTTAATTGATACTACTTTTCCATCTTCATAAACAACATTAACTTTTATTAATCCATAAAATTTAATATTAAAGTCTTTACTATAATCTTTTTCAAATGTTACTTTTATCATTATTTATCATCTCCTAATTTGTAGTGCTTGTTTATACTTAAACAACTTACTAACTTTATTTTTTTTATGTGTGATTTTCTAAACCTTACACCATTTTCTCTTATATCAGTACCTACAAAATAATGGTTTTTCATATCTAATAATTTTGTTTTATTCATATAGTCATTAGTTGAATATAAATAACCTCTAAAGGTATCATTATTAAACAATACAACTTCTACCATTTTGTTTAGATATTTTTGTTCAAATTCATTTTTTTTCATCAGATACTCCTGTTATTTCTTTGTATTTTTGTAAAATTTCAGTAATTATTTGTCGCCTTTCTACTTTAAAATATTTTACATTGTTATCAATTTCTTTTTCTATATCATTTTGAATTTTAGTAAATTCATCTTCTAAATACTTTATAAACTCTTTTTGTTGAGATAAACATTCATTTAATTCTCTTTCATAACCATCTCTTTCAGATGTTCTATTATGTAAATCACATCTTACAAGTTCTAACTCTTCACTTATATCTTCAACTTGTTTCTTTAATTCTTGATTTTGATATTCTAATTGCTCTGTATACTCATTTAATTCTTCACTTTTTATATAGTAAGCTTTTTCCTCTTCCTCATCTAATGCAAATGGTTCGTTATTATGTTTATTAATATAAACCTTTCTTTCTTCATCAAAATCTACATACCCTATTTTTCTTAAATATCTTAATGCAAGTTCTGCGTCATCACCAAATGCAATCCAATTTAATTTTTGTTTTAATTCTTGATTTTCTTTTATTATTTTTTCAATATTCATCTACTCATTACCTTCCATTATTAAATCTTTCCAAGGAGATATTTTCCTATAAACAATTTTACATTCTTCATATTTTATTTTTAATTGTTTTAATCTTTTATTTACAGTTTTTAAATTTTGATGCCTCTCTCCATCTCTATACCACTTTTCACCTTTTTTATAGGCTACTACATATTGTATATAAACTTCTTTATCATCCATTTACTCATCACTCTCTACTTTCTCTACTAATTTTTCAAATTCTTTATCTCCTAAATTATTAACTAAATCTATTACTTGTTTTAGGAAAGTTAAAAATTCATCTCTTTTATCAAAACCAACAATTTTATTTCCGTAAATCACTGAGACCAAATTGCAAACTAATTGTTCTTTATTCATTACTATCACTTCCTTGTTCTAGTTCTTGTATTTTAATTAGCAATTCAGAGTAAGCATTATATCCTTGCCATTCGCAATTATGTTTTTTATCCCACTCTAAATTTTCTTTTCTAGTACTTTTTAAAAATTCATTTAATTTATTCCAATTATCTTTTAGTTGTTTGTTCTCTTGTTTCAAGCTAAAATAAATATCTCTCATAGTAACCAAACATTCAATAAGTTCTTTTTTCTTAAATGTATCATAGTTTATTTCAACATTTTCGGTTGTTACTAATTTATATAAATAATTCATTCT